TCATAACCATCATGATTAATTAAATCTTTTTTAATTTGGTCAATATCTATTCCTGCATTATAAAAAACAGTATCAATTAATTTGCCATTTAGATAAACATCATAAGCAGATTCATTTACTTCATCAGAAATATTTGGTTCTTGAACTACCTTAATGTTATTGTCATAACCATCATGATTAATTAAATCTTTTTTAATTTGGTCAATATCTATTCCTGCATTATAAAAAACAGTATCAATTAATTTGCCATTTAGATAAACATCATAAGCAGATTCATTAACCTTTCCCCATTTATTTTTTGCTCTTAATGCAAAATCTATCTGTCTAATCGTTTTTGTATCTTCTTCAGAGTGATTTTTTTTGTTTTTTAATGATTTAAGTTCTCTTTGGAGTTCTTCTTTTGTCCAACCTTCCCATTTTCCTTTATTCTTTTCTGATACTTTAGTTTCTGTATTCCATGATTCATTAATCAATTTTAGTTGTGAACCTAAAACTATTTCTGTATTTCCTTCACTATCTCTAAAATATATCATTCGATGTCCATATCTGCGTGATGGAGTATTATCAATTTTAACAATCGTTCCTTTTTTTGGTTTTGTAGGGTAGACTGGATCACTATAAATAACTTTGTCACCCACTTTTAATTTATCACTTTCATGAGGAGAATCTAAAGATTCATCTTTTCTTTCTCTTCCTAAAGCATTTTTAGCTTTAGTTCTCAATTCATCTTCATCAAATGATATACTATTCCCAGATTTTTTTTCTTTATCAACATTTTCCATGTCTGCTTCTTCAGATTGATTCATTTCTGTATTGGAAGGCAAACTATCAATATCAATAACACCGCTAAGACTTAATGTAATATTATCTAAATCTTCTTTAGTTTTAGTTAAAACAGATATTACTTGTGAAAACATAGGAAGCGTAGCATTTTTATAATTTTCTGCTTCAGCAAATCCTTTTTCCATTTTTATTCTATCAACGATAGCTGGAATTTTCTCAACTTGCATTTTGCTTACTGATTCTATCATATTTTGCAAATCATCAACTATATCTTTGCTCGCTAATAGATACTCTGCACGTTCAAGCTCAGTACCTTCGTTTATTTTTTTATTTAATTTAATAGCATGTAAAATAAGCATAGCACTATGTACGCCTTTTTCATCTTTACTTTCAAAAACATTCATACTTTTATTTTTTTTGCCAATATCTATGATTTCTTTGGCAGTATTCTCAAGTTTTTTAAGACTTTTTTCATTTGATAAGTCTAAATCAATAGAATAGTTTCTTTTCAATGATTCTAAAATTCTTACTAATTTATTTTTTGAATTATCTGTAACTTGATGTAGTTTCATAAACTTAGACCTAAAATGATTATACGATATTCTTTATTTATTGTTTTACTTATTAGTTTCAAATAACGGCTAAAAGAGAATAAATAATATATTATCAAAAACAAATAGAAACGTCAAATGCAAAAAAGAAGCATTCTAACTGAACTTCAAAACTATATTCCACATGAAGATAAAGAAATCATCATTGCGAATAGGGCGAATCATATTATAGAAAGTGCTATCAATCTGATGGAATTGATAAAAAAGCATTATAATGAAGAGCAAGCTGAAGAATTACAAAAAAGACTTTTTAGTTCTATCAAAAACAATGATAGTAAAAGATTTGAAAAAACTATAAAAAAATTTAAAGAAGAAGACAAGGAATTATAAAATGTTGCCTGATGAATCTATAAAACACGATCAAGAATTTACAAAACAATTTAATGAATGTAGAAAAAGACTTTATTTGAACACTGAAGTTGGTAAAGAGCTAGATCGTTGGTTTAGTCCAATGTTTAAAAAATATGGCTATTTAGATAGAAAATTGGTGAAATTGGATTCAAATACAGTACCAGATTACATAAAGCCTTATTTTTTAACACAGAACGATAGCGTTAATGGTACTTTAGGAAGAACTGGTCTTGATATTAGATTCTATAATAAAATGACTGAAAATAAAAAAGAATTGTCTGCTCCTTTAATTAGCGACTTGTTAAAACTACAACATTTATATGATAAGGCACATTTGGCAATCGTTGACTGCAAAAAGCATTTTTCAGTTGGGTTTATTGGTGATATAATGTGGGATTTATATGGTTCATTAGCTTGGATAAGTAAATTTGATATTGCATTAGAAGAATTTAAACAAAAATATTTGCAAGAAAAAAATGTTTATAACGAATCATTAATAGAAAATATTAAATATAAAACATTAAAAAACCCTAGAATTAATCATTTACTTGAAATTTCAGAAAACACAAATATTTCTAAAGAATATATTAAAGAAATGTTTATTAAAATAGTTGGAATTGACTATAATGAATACAGAAAAACAGTAATAGAAGAAGGATTTAATGATTTTATCAGCAGTAAATTAAATAGTTTAAGTAACCAAACTATAGGAAAAATTGGGTTTGGTCAAAGTAAAAATGTAGCAAATGCTAAATTAAATAATGCAAAAGCTGCTGAAACTATTCTTACTCATTGGTATAACATCACACAAGGTAAAAAGGATTCTGCTACTCCTAAAGCATTAAAAAACTTTTTAATTAACCAAATTCATGTTGAACCTGAAATCGTTAATGATATATTAAAAAAATATAATGATGATTTTAAACTTACAACACAAGAATATTTGAATAGTAGAAAAAGGAATCCTAAATTATCATTGAATGATAACTTAGGTGAAAGTATTATAAATGAAAGTTATCTACCAAACAATCTTTTGCGTAAATTTTTTAACGATATAGTTTATGCGGAAAGATCTAGCGTTCTTAGAGATACAAATAAAAAACCTCAATCTATTGTTGCTCCAGCTCCACAAACAGATAATACAACTAAGCAAGTAACTAATTATACACCTTCTCAACCAGAGAAACAAGAAACTAATTTTAAACCAATAGATAGCACGCCTACTTCTACACCTGCTCCAGTAGCACAAGCAATTCCAACTATTAATTCAAAATCAAAAATTAATCCTGATGATTTCAAAAATGCTATTAATAATTTACCACCAAATGAAAGAGCACAAGCTATTATAAAATCGCTTCCTTCATTAACTGATGATGAAATAAGACAAGTTTTAACCAGTCTAACTACTAAAAAATAGTTATATGTTTGAGTTCATAAATCAATTATGTGAATCTAAGCTATTACCAACGCAGCATACCTTAAAAAATTATACTGCAAAAGATATTTCTGACATAACTTATTTAAATTTTTTAACATTACAAATACTTAGAAATGAGTTCACTAGCAAACCGTTTTCTATAGATTATGCCACAAAAACGATAACTTGGGGAGATTTTGATAAATTTAGGAATTCATCAAATGATCTCTATGTATTAATAAATTCATTAATAAACAAAAATTCATTAAAATATTTCAAAGATCACGATGCTAGTAAATTATTTATAGATGATTTAAGTTTTGCTTTTTCTATTATTAAGAGTTGGTTAAGAAATATTGCTAATGGTAAAGATGCTGTAGGAAGTGATAAATCAAACTTATTAAAAATAGAGTCTATGCTAAAAATAACCAATAGTGATTATAAAGGCGTAAGAAGATTAGTTAATGATTGGAATAATTTAGATAATAATGAAAGAAAAGTTGCTACTACAAGATTACTTCTTGCATTAAGAGCTAGAGCACCAAAAAGCGAATTATTAAAAGAACTAGAAAATGTTTCTAAAAAACTAAATTTAGAAATACCTGTAGAAAATAATCCAGAAACTGATAAAAAAAATTCTAATAACATTACTCCTATAATAATTGGTGCTAGTATTGGATTAGGATTAGTAACTAAAGGATTACTTGATCTACTAAAAGACGGTGGAAAAGCAAAAAAATATTAGTTTTTAATAAATACTTTTATGAAATTATAAAAAATATAATTTTAAAATAACCAAATTAAAAGGAAAAACTATGACTTATCTAGAAACTTTAAGCCCAAATGGTGGTGTTGAAAATGGTAATAATGCTTTAGGAAGCAGTGATTTTATCACGATTAATACTGTAGTTGATTTTGCTACTGGTGCTATTGGTGCTCCATTGCCAACTAATCAAGAAAACTTAAAAAAATTGTTTGAACTTATCCAAACAACTACAAATGCTAAATATATCCAAGTTAGCAGTGCAGTAGTTGATATGTCACAAAGTGCAAATAGAACTTTGTACGCTTTGGGAACTAATTTCAACCAAGCTGATACTACCATCTATACTGTTAAATTTATGTCTGAACAAGTAGATGCTTTCCAAGTTATTGCTTTTCAAACTTTAATTGATGGTGTTTCAGTTCCAAATCCAACAGTTGGTGTTCCAGTTAATGGGCCAGCTACTGAAACGATTTCTGCATATAAAGCATTTGATGCTGCTGATGGAAACATTTCAATTTCTTTGCATAGCTTAGTAACTAATTAAACTCTAATAACTATCAAAACTAAAAGGACTCTTTTTTAAGAGTCCTTTTCTTTTTCTAAATCTGTAAAATATTGCATATCAATTATTGGCTTATCAATAGCCAATTTCATCATTTCCAAAACTTCTTTTAATTCATCTATATCATCTGCACCAACAGAAACTGGATTTTTAGTAACTGCATTTGGATTACCATTTTCGCTATAATAAACCTCATGAATTTCTAAAAAAGAAATTTTCTCATTTGTCTTTGGTAAATTTTCAACATGCCTAATTACACGATAGTTCCAAGCCATATATTTCCTTAATTAAGATTTTTCATAAGTTACTTTTAATGGATATCCATATGCTGTTGCTAATTCAACTACTTCAGACACTTTTTGCTCAGCAATTTCTATATTATTATATTGTGCTACTACAGAATTATGGTTTTGATGTATTTTCATTGCCATCTCTTGTGCATTTTCAAAAGTATAAGTAAAAATTTCCATAAGACAAAAAATAACAAATTCAAATGAAGTTTTATTATCATTATAAAAAATAACAACATAACTTTCATCATTTATTGAAATTTTTGTATCTGTTCTTTCTAAAACATCTGTTGTCATAAAATTACCTTTATATTTAACATGTAGCTTAACCTAATTAAATATATATGTCAAGTTAAAAACAAAAAAAGAGTATATCTTTTTAGGATATACTCTTTTTAGGCTATTAATTAATAAAAAAATTATATTAATTCGTATCTTACAGTAACAGTAGCATGACCTGCTGTTGGAGCAACATCGAATGTAGCACTGATAGTTTTACCTGTACTATTAACTGTCATTGGCAATTCTGCAACATAAAGTCCTGTTGTAGTAATATCATTTTCAGTTGAAAGCATGTAAGTAGTAGTTCCATCAGTTATTGATAATGTAGATGCTCCAGTAAAGATAGTATCAACATTGACTACTACTTTTGCTACCGGAATTACTTTACCAGAAATGGTAGGAATAGTTCCAATAGTTTGACTTGTACCACCTGTTGCTAGCGTTCCTTGAATTGCTGTACTATAAATAGTAGCAGCACTTATTGTACCAGTCGTAGCACTTGTTACACGACCATAGGCATCTACTGTAACAATTGGGAATACATTAGCTCCAGATCCATATGTACCAGCAGTTACGCCAGAAGTACCAAGAGTTACTGTACCGTTACTAATACCATTATTAGTTCCAGAAATTTTAATTAATGTTCCGTCAACACTAACACCAATATACCCATAACCACCACCTGCACCAGCATTTTGAAGACCAGTAAGAACAGCAGTTCCAGTATTTCCATTTATATTTTGGTTATAGCCAGTACCAGAATACACACCAATAATATTGTTTACTACATTAGCTTGTGTCATAAGAGCTGGACCAGATCCACTAGCAGAAACCACAAACCCAGTATTAGTACCTGCACTAGAACCAGTATCTTTAAGAAATCCATTATATCCAAGGTTTGCTGGAGATATACCAAATCCAGTCGTTCCTGAATTTGTACCTAAGCCACCGCCACTAGCAAATACAAGAGATAAACTACCACCAGTTTGTGCAAAATTGGTAGAAGTAGCAAGACTTACCGTACCACCACTAACAGAAATTGCACCTGTTCCAGAAACACCAGAACTTGCAATCAAACTAGCTAAACTTCCAAGAGTTGTTGAAACTGTAGTACCTGATTGGTTAATAGCAATAGTATTAGCTGTTCCTAATGTTCCACCTGCTGTTAAAGTAGATAAATCTAATTTCAATCCACTTGCAACATTTAAACCAGAATTTGAAGCCAGATTTACTGAAAATACTGCTGGAATTCCGCTAGTATTAATGCTTAAACCACTACCAGCAGTATAAGCACCAGCTTGACTAAATTGCGTAAATGTGATGTTATTAGTTCCAACTACGTTTGGCGTACCAACAACAACATAACCAATACCATGATTTACTGTTCCGCTAGTAACAAATGCAAATGCACCTGATTCATCAACACCTGAAGCAAAATCCGTAGATCTTGTCCACGCTCCAGCAGCAACAATATAGATACCATTTTGTGAGGCTGTAGTCTGATCTTTTACTAAAACTCTTTGACCAGCAGTTACTGCTACGCCATCAATGGTTTGTGTTCCACTAAGAGTAATATTTGAACCAGTAGTAGCAACAACAACTGCTTGTTTTGCAACAACACCAGCACTTAAACCATCAACATATGTTTTATTAACTAAACTTGAACCTGTAGTTGGGGTAATATTAGAGTAAATTGCACCTGTTACAGTTCCGCCAGAAAGAGGAAGATAGGTAGTACCTATTGCGTTTAACTGTCCTTGAATAGAACTTGTAGCATCTAAGTAACTTAGTGTAGTAGTTGTGATAGCACTTGGTGAAATAATACCAGAAGTTCCACTAATAAGAACTACATTATTTGTTCCAACTGGTGCTAATTTAGAAAGTGATATATTTGCTCCTGAAGCAACATTTGTATCTGTGATAGATATTGCAGCAGAAGATGCACTAACTACACGTCCATATGTGTCTACACCAATAACAGAAACTGAGCTGCCACTTCCAAAGGTTCCAGCAGTAACGCCAGAGGTTCCTAGGTCTAAGCTGCCAGCATTCACAGCTAATCTTGTAGTATAATTAAGTGCAATAGTACCAGATGTATCAGTAATTGGTGCAACTGAACTAATTCCAGCTCCAGCAATTTCAGATGCCAAACTACCAATAGTAGATTGATAAACTGTGCCATTTTGACTTACTGCAATAATATCAGAAGTTCCCAGTGCTCCAGCAGTTCCCAAACCAGTTGCAAAATTTAAGTTTATAGTTCCAGTAGAAAGAGTAATACCATTACCAGCAGTATTAGCATAGTTATTTGAACCCAAATAACCAAGAGTTACAGCATGACCAGTAGCGGTGGGAGCTCCAATCAATAGAGAAGCTAAAACTGTTCCTGTATTATTATAAATTCCAAAACCAGTACCACTAGTATAAGCAATTATACCATTGCCTTTACCATATCTTACACTTGAACCTAAGCCAATAAGACTAAAGTCATTTTTATTTGTCATCGTATTTTCCTTTAAAGATTATATATTTCTTGTAAAAAACTTTTTTAAGTTTTAATTCTATTTATTTATAAAAGTTTTATTGATAATTATCTTATTGATAAATAAATATTTTTTTATCTTACTGATTAAACGTAAGAAACTATTATTTTTGCTAAACCAACTGAACTTCCACCACTATTAAAATAAATATTAATTAGAGTATCGTTACCTTCAAAAACAAAATTACTACTAGATTCGTAATTTCCTAATTGTGTTAAATCAGTTAAGCTAGTATCCATAAGATTACTTTGACCATTAATATCATCACCAATAGATAAAGATGGATTTAAGCCATTAAAAGTACCTAAAACACTAACTGTGATTTCTACTGCTCTGTGGCCTGAACTTATATATCCTAATGGTATTTTTGAAGAACTATTAAATTCTAAAACGTAAGTATAAGTATTAGCATCAGTCTTTGCACTTTCTTCAGTGCTAATAGTAATCCATGTACTTAATGACAAATTCCACATATATAATGCATATTGACCGCTACCAGTTCCTGTATCATTAACAAAAACTAAAGCACCATCTGCAAGATTTTGTAAAGCATTTCTGCTTGGAATATCTGCAACTCTAAGAATATTATTTTGTGCTGAAACATTAGCTGATATTTGGATATTTCCATTAACATTTTCTATTTGAACATTTGGACCAGCAGTTAATGAATTAAATTCAAAATCTGTTCCTTGTTGTGCAGCGAAAACATTAACGCCATTACCAAGGTTACTAGCGGAAAATAAAGAAGAACTTGGTTGATTAACAAAAGAGCCTAACTGTGCATCAAAAACAAGAACTTGACCATTCGTTAGTGGCTGAGTTAGCAAAACATTGGGTCCTTGAGCGGATAAAACAATATTTCTTCTGCTATAGATAGCCATAAAAATTCCTAATAAAAAAGTTCATATAGACTTATTTACTAGAAATGTTAATTTTAATAATTAACTAAAATCTGACCAATTGAACCAAAATCAGTTAATAAAGGATATTGAATTGTTAAATTTGTTCTATCTATTCTAGCTCTTATAAAGGTAAAATTACCATCAAAGCTAAAAGAATCAATACCACTTGTACCTGATAAATCCGTGACTGGATTAACAACTTGTGTATAAGGATAATCAATATATGGTATTGAACCATTTAATTGTATAGTAAACCAATCATCTGGTGTTGGTACTGTTGCTAATGTAGCATCTATGAATAATCTACCAGAAAAATTATTTAAATATACAGCAAATGTATGGAGATTTAAACCACTTCCATAATATCCAGCCGCTTTTACTGGTAATCCTACAACATTTAGCTGGGTTCCTGTATTATCCAATACTCTTATAGATTTTCTAGCCACTTTTTTTCTCAATTTTTATAAATGTTTTATATATTTACAAAAATAAATCATCTAATTTTTTTAGGTCTTCCTCTTTTTCTTCCTAAATCCTTAGTAGAACCATCTGGTAAAATATCATATGCTTTAGCCACATCAACTGGTGACATCCCATCAAAAGTTAAAATATCAGTAGTAAAAATTAGTAATGTTTCTCCAGTATCTAATCTCGTTATAGACCATACATGCTTACCAATATCATTTTTTCTAACAGAATTTACTCTGCATAATTCTTGCAATTGTAGACTTTTATAAGTAGAATCTACACTAATAAACTTTACTAAAACGCAAGTAGAACGATTGATAATACCACGTTTTAATAAAGTTTCAACTAAGTTTTCATGAAACATATGCTACCATCTTTAATTATTGTAAATGTTAATTATTTCTTCAAATTTTTTTGTTTTATAATCTTTTTGAAAACTAATAATAGCTTCTTTTATATTTAAGTATTTAGAATTAATGCTATCTATCAATATTCTTTCTTCTTTTAGTGGAAACCTAAAAATATTATCAAAATCAGTGCGAATTTCTATATCAGATATTCTATTACCTTCATAATATGCGGTAAGAGCAAAATTATTTATGCCTTTGTCTATCATAAACTGAATTCTTTTATCATCGATCTCACTAACAAGAGTAAAAAATGATATGTGACTCCAAATATCTTTACTCAATAAATTATCTATCAAAATCAACTTATGCTTATCATTTATAAAATCTTTCTTTCTAAAAAACATTTTTTATCCTTTTTAGGCTATTGCTTGGGTTTTTAATTTCATTTCGCCATCTATATAGTCAACAAAAATTTCTGAACCATTTGGTAGATTTTCAAACAAAATCTTTTTACTTAATGGTTGTTTAATCTTTTCACTTATTAATTTTCCAATTGGTCTAGCTCCTAAGTTTTTATTAATTGTTTCTTCAATAAAGAAGTTTTTAGCCTTATCAGACAAAGTTATGTTTATTCCTTTTGATACCAATAAATCATTAGTTTCTTTAATAAATTTATCTACTATTTTCAACATAATAGTTTTATCAAGTTTATTAAACGTAACTGCCATATCTAGTCTGTTTCTAAACTCAGGTGAAAAGTGATCTGCTGTTGCATCTTCATCATGAGTATTTTGACTCGTATCCCTACCAAATCCAATAGGACTTTTATCCATCATTTTAGCTCCCAAATTCGCACTCATGATGATAATTACGTTCCTAAAACTTACTACTTTGCCAATACTAGACGTTAATGTACCATAATCCATTACTTGTAGAAGAATATTTGTTACTTGTGGATCAGATTTTTCAATTTCATCCAAAAGCAAAACACAATGGGGTGAATTTTCTATAGCAGTTATCAATAAACCAGAACCAGCATCGCCATCACCATGACCTACATATCCAGGAGGGCTTCCTATTAATTTACTCACACTATGTTTTTCTTGATATTCACTCATATCAAACCTAACTAAAGGTATATCTAGTTCTTTTGCTAATTGTTTTGAAAGTTCAGTTTTACCACTTCCACTCATGCCTCTAAATAATGCACATAAAAGTGGCTTTTCTGCATCTCTTAACCCACTTTTAGCCATCCAAACATAATTTGAAACAGTTTCTACCACATGATCTTGACCATATATAGATTTTTTCAAATTGACATCTAATTGCATTAATTTATCTTTATTATCTTTTTTTACTGTCAATTTTGGTATTTTTGTTATATTAGATACTTCATCTTCAATATCTTCTATAGTTATATTGAAACTATCCCTTTTAGATAACTTTATCCTACTCCCAACACTATCAATAATATCAAATGCTTTATCTGGGAATCTCTTATCATGCATATACTTATATGCTAAATCAACTGATAAATCTATTGCATCTTTCTCATAAGTTACATTATGGAAAGTCTCAAAATAATGGATTGCTGCATGAAGAATATCTTTAGTGTCAGAAACACTTGGTTCTGCAATCTCTATCTTAAAAAATCTTCTCATCAATGCTTTATCTTTTTCAAAATGCTTAGTATATTCACTTTGTGTAGTTGCACCAATAACCCTAATACTTCTGTTTGTTAATGCTGGCTTTAGTATATTAGAGGCATCCATAGCGTTATCAGAAGTACCACCTGCACCTCGAATCATATGAATTTCATCAATGAATAAAATAGCATCCTTATCATTAGCTAGTGCTTTTATTATATTTTTGAGTCTTTCTTCAAAATCTCCACGAAATTTTGTTCCAGCAACTAAACTTCCAATATCTAAACTAAATAATTTGCTATTTTCAAATTCTGAAGGAACTTGCTTATTAACAATTGCATTTGCTAAACCGTCTAAAATAGAAGTTTTACCAGTTCCACTTTCTCCTACTAAAATAGCATTTTGTTTATTTTTTCTTCCTAAAACTTGTAAAATTTTATGTATGTCTTTATCTCTACCAATAACTGGGTCAATTTTTCCACTTTTTGCCAATTCTGTTACGTTTACACAAAATTCTTCTAATATTTTTTGTTCATCTGCAACTGGTTTTTCTTTTTTAACATTTTCTTTTTCTTTAGGTTTAGGTTTAGAAACTGTATCAGATTCAGTAACAATTTCAGATGCACTTTTTAATTCACTAATTATTTTTGGAACATCTGCACCTGCTGAAACGAGAGATTTACAGAATTTTTTCCCAAGTAATCCATCTGATAGCAAAATATAAAGGATATTAACTACTTCTAGCGTATCCTTTCCAAATAGAAGACTATGAGCTTTTGCGGTTGTCATAACTCTACTAAAAGTCGTTGACATAACTATTTTGTTATCATTTTCTTCCATTCTTATCAAAGAAGAATCAGAATTAAAATAATCGTGATAGGTAGATATTAAATCGTCTACTCTAGTATTATGTTCTTTAAGAAAGTTATAAACTGGCTTATATTCTATTAATGCACAAAATAATTGTTCATTTGTAACATACTTTAATTTATAAGTAGTACAAATTTCATTTGCTCTTTTTAATACAACTTCAAGTTCATTAAGACTACTACTCATAAATTTTCCTTTTTATAAAATTTAGAAACTATAAATTTATTCTAAAGGAACTGTAAAAAAAGTCAAGATTTATTTTTAGGTTTTATTGGAGACTTGGATTCGTAGATGTTTTGATAATATATTACTGTTTGTTTTAATTGTGATATATAGCGATACATTTCTTGAATATTTTGAGTTAAATTTGTCATTTGTTCTGGTGTAAGTGTATATAATACAATATTTTTTTGCTGGGTTAGTAATATTAAATCTTCTTTTGTGGATAATATAAAATTTACTTGTGATATTTGAATTTGTTCTGGAAGATTTGGCTTAATAACTTCTTTTTCAACTACTTCCGTTGTAACTACTTGGTTAGTTTGTTCTGAACATGACGAACAAAACATAGTAATTAATGCTAATATAAGTATTTTTTTCATTTTTTTGCCTTAGAATTAGTGAAACTTAATGGGTTTGAAATATCTTTTATATTATTAAAAAGGTTATTAACTTCTGAATTTACTTGATTATTAATAGTCTTTTCATTATCTTTAGTAACTGGTTTAGCTAATAATTGAGAAATAATTTGTTTCTCTTTTTGGGAATCTAACTGTATTTGTGCATATGATTTATTCAGATTGTCTAATGCCAACTGCATTTTTGCTATATTGTCTTGTAAATCTGTAATAGTCTTAACATTAGCAGCATTAGCATCAAGTAATTGCTGATTTTTTTGCTCTAATGAGGTGTTTTCTACACCCAAATTAGTTATTTTGTTTTCTAAATGATTCCAATAAAAATACACGCTAGCTATTAATCCTAAAATTAATAAAATTTTTATAGCGACAGTTGATAATCCTGATAAGCCAGTAGTAAATAAATCTAAAATTTTTCCCATAATTGTCTCTTTAAGTTAATTCCATAAATATTATTATAGTTTATTAAAGCAAAAAAATCAAAATGAAAATTACTGATATTCTTAAACCAAATTTTTGTTGGAACTTAAATAGCTATGATGTTTGGATTTCGCCAGATAATATCATTTATGATTTAGGAGAATCTCAAACACATTATTCATGGCTATGTGAAAATTTTAATAATGATTCAATTAACTCATTTTTAGATAAAGGTTGGATTAAGATAACTAATAGTAAATTTAAGGTTACTATTGAAGGAAAATCTGAAATTATTACCAATAAAAGAAATAAATGGATAACCCCTATTTCTGAAAGATTGAAAAATGATGTTTTTGAGCTAGAATTAATAACTGAAAAATATAAAAAGATTTTAATTCTTCCTAAAGAACAAATGAAAATTTTTATTTAACTGAAAATCTTCTTTTTTCATTCCATCCTTTAAATATCCATTCTTTTTCACCTGTGAGATAACCAACTGCTGTGATTATCTTATGAATCTTTTCTACCATTTTATAAGGTTCGATTTCTACAAACACAGCATAATAACCATCAGAGCCAGGAACTGAGCTTACTTCTGTATCTAAAATGTCTTGATTAAGAAATTCAATAAATCTACTTAAATCATATGCTGGATTTTCATCATCAACATAAAAAGTCAATACTATATTTTTTTCATCTATTTTTGGTTTAAAGGCATCTATCTCCAGTATAGGTTTAACACTATCAGCTAAGTCATTGCCTTTTAAATCTTCATTGATTATAATTTTCATGTTACATTGGTCCAAAATCGCTATTATCTGACATGCCTTCTTCTGAAGCGTCTATAGCAGTTTCTATATCAACTTCATCATCGTCATAATCATTTAAATCATTATAATCAATTTTATCCAAAAATCTTCTAGGAATTTTTAATTCTACATGCCACACTGGAACTTTTTTCATTTTTGGTTTTTTTGTTTGTGGTCTAAAGTCGCTTTCTGATTTAACATCTATTGGTTCCAAATCAAAACTTTTAATATAATCAACTTTTACGCCAACGTCATGTAATACTCTTGCACCCATTGGATCTGGCATATCCTTGTGCGGATACCTCAATGTTAATGTAACCCAATATCTTTTTACATTTGGACCATCGACAATTTCTCCTTTATACCAATTAGGAAAAACATATAAATTAGAAAAATCTAAAAAATTCTCAATTTCAATAGCAACATCTAATAATGATTTTCTATTAAAAATCTTTTCTAAGTTTTTTACTGAATCTATTTCTGCCATATTTTTTAATTTTATATTCAAGAAGTTTTATAAGATATTTATTAGAAATCAAAGCTAAAAAATAATTTCAAATTTATATGGTATTTTAACTAATTTTCTATTAAAATGATTAAATAGTAGTACAAGTTTTGTTCAACCCTTTTTTAACAGGTCAATAATGGCTAGAAATAAAAATCAACGTAATAATGTGCGTGGAAAAAGAAATAACAATAAACAATGGTACTTAATAGACGAAGAACAAATAGATAGAAAAAATCAAAAACATTTTTTAATTAATAATGAACCTAATGAACAAACAAAACCAAAAAAAGAAATAACACTGTCTCCACGAGGCGAAAATCAAAAATCATATGTTAATAACTTATTAAACCCTAATATTTTTATTAATTTTGGCATTGGACCAGCAGGTTCAGGAAAAACCTTACTAGCCACTCAAGTTGCAATAAAATTACTCATAGAGAAAAAAATAGAAAAAATAGTTATAACAAGACCAGCAGTTTCTGTTGATGAACAACATGGATTTTTGCCAGGTTCATTGGAAAGAAAGCTAGAACCTTGGTTATTGCCTATATTGGATATTTTAGAAGAGCATTATAGTGCTTCTGAAGTTCAAAAAATGATTAAAGAAAAAGTTATTGCGATAGAACCACTTGCATTTATGAGAGGTAGAACTTTTAAAAATAGTTTTATTATTGGTGATGAAATGCAAAATAGTTTACCAAGCCAAATGAAAATGCTACTTACTCGTATAGGTGAAGGTAGTCAAATGGTAATAACTGGTGATTTAAAGCAACATGATAGAACCTATCAAGAAAACGGATTACTGGATTTTATTCAAAAGTTAGAAAATCAAGAAAGTCTATCAAAAATTATTAAAGTCAATAGATTTAATAATGGCGATATTATGAGACATCAAGTAATTACTGAAGTTCTTAAAATATATAATGAAATAGATTAAAAAAATAACAATTATATAATTAAAGCCCTTCTAAATATTTTTTAGGAGGGTTTTTTACTTAAACTTTTATATAAATTTATTGATGCTTCAGATGGATTAGTAATGAAGCGATAAGAATCTGGGTTTTGTCTAATTGCTGCTAATTCTACTTCGTCTTCTGGCCATAAAATGTATCTAATAGCACGACCATCTTTATTAACTGCTGCTAATTGTAATTTAAGACTTGGTTTTATTAAAAGTTTAATATTTTCTGGATTTTGATTTACTAAAAATAATTTCAATTCTTCACTTGGATTATCTAAATATTGTATTATGAATGGTCTTTCGCTAACAGCTATCTTTTTTAATTCTTCAGATGGATTTTTAAAATAATCCACAACAAGCATTGGTATATCTTTGACAGCTATCTTTTTTAATTCTTCAGATGGATTTTTTATAAACCTAATATTATTTCCATTCTCTTGAACAGCTAACATCTGCATTTCTTCAGATGGATTTTTTATAAATTCAAATGCTTCAGGGGTTTCATTTATCGCTGCTAACTGTAATTCTTCACTTGGATTTTTAATATCTTTTATTAGACGACCGTCTGCTTTAACAGCTAACATCTGCATTTCTTCAGTTGGATTTTTAATATGTTTAATTATATCTGGTTTGTGTTCTAAGATTTCTAATATTTCTTGTTCATCTAAGTCGTTAATATCGCCATGTATTTTAAATTTATCATCATATCTTTCTGGATATAATGAACCATCAACGCAATATAAACCAGCCATTTTTCTTGAACTTACTTTATCGCACCACTCATGCACTTTTTTTTCAAATAAGGAATTTTCTTCTCCATAGACATTGTTAGATGGAACTAATATATAGTCACTATCATTTATATTTAAAAATGGCTTAATGGCTATTCTAGCCACTGGATGTTGCAGATTTCTATCATTTTTATTAATCAAATAAGCAACTAATGTGCCTGCTTTAACATCAGCCATGACATAATGACTATTAATTCCGTCAGTTAGATTCATGCAAGAAGACCACCCACGACCAGTACTCATGCCAGCAACATCATACGGATGTCTGCTAATGCATATCTCTAAATCACTGTTTTTACTTAAACTTCTTTGTGGGTCATTGGTAAATTTTTTAAGCAAATCAGGGTCTTGACTTAATAACTTACCTATTTTTATTTTTCTTTTTGGGTCAGAAATTTTACTTGCTATGCCAGAAATATAATCATCAACTTTATAACCTAAATCATTGATTTTACTATCTATTTCTTTTGGTTGTTCTACTTTTTTTTCTTCTTTACCAAGTGGAAGATAAATTCTAGTATAATTTTTGTTGTGATCTGGAAATTTTGAAAATATATTTTTATAAGTTGATGGATCCCATGCTTTGAGGTATGGTTTTGCTTGACTTATAGCTATTGCTTCTAGTAATTCTTTAACTTTCATAAAGATATTTATAAAAAATTAAATCCAACCACCTTGTTTCATAGCTAGACCTGATCTAAATTGCTCTAGTGAAAAACTTCTTAATTTATCAGGTGTGTTTTGAACTGTTAAGCTAATACTCAAATTAAATAATGAAGGAACATAACTATTTGAATTATTTACTTTTACATAATCAACATCAGAAGGATATTCTACGCTAAAATTAGTCATTATTACATTTAAAGAATGGAATTGATATTCTCCATAGGCATCAAATAATAATACTGGTGGTGGTGTTCCTGCTTGTGTACTATTACCAAAAGCCATCTTAGTAACGGTTCTGCAAAAATGAATAGCAGCTATTGCATAGCTCGCTTCATCAGAATTTTGTACAGAGAATTTTCCATTAACATTTATGGTTGGTGCTTTTGTTCTTACATAACTATGTAGTTCTTGGTTAGTATGAACTGGATCATAGCTATTATATTCTACTGCTTGACTGTAATCTATTGTTGGAGTATAAGGATATACTAATCCATTGGTTTGTGCTAATGGTGCTAGAATTTGTGGAGCTGCTCCAAATAATTGATTGGTTAAACTATTTGAAACAATACCTTCAACTCCAGCTAAAGGATTTGATGGTGTAGAAGCACCTAATCCTGGGATAAAATCTTGTGCTATATTTGAAACAGATAAATTACCATTTAATGCTTGAGTATAAAAATTTGGTGCATTTGGACTTTGGTTAGCTAAAGGACTTGTAGATAACCAGTTTGTAGATGATGTTGCATCTCCTAATGCTTGTGATAGTAAATTTTGTCTTATAGAATTTGGATCAGCAATTATTCCACCTAAAAGCCCACCATAATATAAACTACTAATACCAGATTTAGGACGTATTCTAACACGTCTATCAATATTTCCACCTAATAAGTCAGAAATTGCGTTTAAAGTACCCACAAATTAAACCATTTGGTATCTAATAGTATACACTATTGAAAAACTTCTATTAGAACTTTTTTGAACTGGACTAAAAATTACATGTGCTAATAATGAACCAGCATAATCTTTAATTCCAATTTCATCAAACACATAGGTATCCTCTATGTTTGTGGTAGTATCAAAAAATTGTTGTCCGCTTGGTTCTCCAAAATCTAAAGTACAATTTATAATAAGATCAGTGAATAAATTGCCAGTAACATGACTTACCGTTAAATAATTTTCACTTGGGTTTGGATTTGTCGTATCTTGGTCATTAACTATTTTAACATAAGTTTGATTGTAAAGATTTGCATTAATTCCTGTAACATTTGGTGATAGGTAGGTTACTGTTCCTACATCACTGACGGTAGAACCACCATTACCAAAAGCCATTTGATATACTGGACCAAGCGTACTAAGTCTGCACATGCTTTGAACAATGGCTAAACTCATATTTTCAAAATGAATAGCATTATTTTTATCCAAAATAACTTCACCAGTTATCGCATCTTTAATCAGACAATGACCAGTAATTTTATATTGTTCCACCATTAACCTCGTTTATTAACAATTATTTGTCCAGATTTTTTATCTATTATAGAAAAACTATCTGATGATTTAATAATTATTGTTTCATCAGATGAAGAATTTTTAGCATTATTACTATTTATGCTTTCTATAAGTCTAATTTTTTCGTAAATTTCTTTCCAATTATAAACATCCACTATTTCTTTTTTTGATTTAATATTAATATTATATGGCTGCTGCATATAAAAACTTATATATCCTAAAGAATAGCTATCATTAACATGTTTTAATTTGTCATCTACATAAAACGATGGATTGAATTGTTGTAAAGTTTTGAGTTTGCTTGTACCAATAGGAAGACAAATAACATCTTCAAACAAATCACCAAAAACATTTTTTATATTTTTTTCTCTTAATTTTTTAGTTATTTCATTTCCTAAGCAAGTAGTAACTGCTACAAATTTATAATTAAATTCTTTTGATATTTTAGTCATAAACTCTAAAGTATCCTGAAAAGGTTTCAATTCTGAAAACTCTACACTCTGATTAAATAAATTTACCAATTTACTTATTTCTTTTTCAGATTTTAAACCAAACTTTTCATCAGAAGGGTCAATATTATACTGCAAACTATTATTTTTTACAAAATCGATGATGCCAGTAGTGAAATCTAAACAGCATCCGTCAATATCTACAGGAAAAATTTTATTCATTCTTTACAAACCTTTTTTTAAAATCTTCAATTTTATCCTTATATCGTTCTAAATATAGGGTAATTAATTTTTCATTTTCTTCTTTTGTATACCTACTCTTAATTATTTTAAAATTATCAACATCAAAAATAAAACTTGCATCTTTTAAAAACCGTTTTTCTTTACTATCAGACAAAAAAACTTGTTCAGTAAGATATTCTTTTTTGTGTTTATTTGCAAAGGTTTTAACTATTTTTTCTACAGGATTATCCAAAGTAACCTTAGCTAATTCGACTTTCAATAAAGCAGACAATTCTTCATTATTAATAATATCTTGCAAAGCAGGAGCTTTCCATTGCCTTATATGTATAATTCCTAACCATATTTCTTTTTTCATTGTTAAACTCTTTAATTTATAATAAGTGATTCAATTAATGTCGCTAACGTAATGATATACATAAGAATTATAAACAAAATTACAATATATCCATTTTCTCTATCAAATTTATTTTTATTAAATTTAATAATTGAAAACATAAAATTGATAAGAACTGCGTTTAATATAGTCATTACTGCAATAAAAGCATATATAAAATAATGCATAAATTTATTTGCCTAACTTTGTAAGTTGTACTAAAGTAGCACTTAAATTTATTTCTGGGTCACAAACTACTGCATGTTTAACTAAAGCATCCCTAATAATGAGTATTGCTTCATCTTGTAAATCTACGTTTTTACTAAACCAATCTAAGTTTCTATAGCATAGGCGATAAAAATCTTCATATTCTTCATTTCTGATTTGCGATACTATTAATTTTCTGGCATCTGAAATATTACCTTTTTTCATCATATCAATAGCTAATAATTGCCAGTCAGCACTACTATTATCATCTTTAGAAGGATTTAATAAAATTCCTTCATTAGTATTTAGCTGCATTGTATTGATACATTTTCTTAAATCAGGATAAGTATCCTTGATGTAAGTATCTAAAATATCTTCATCTCTTATTTCAATATTTTCTGATACTAATATTTCTACCATTTTTAATTTAAAGTTTTCTAACTCTAAATTATTAATAACTATTTCTTGTATTCTTGATTTTATAGGTGGTAAAATCTTATTACTAAAGTTAGCTGTCAAAATAAAACGGCAAGTAGCAGCATAATCTTCCATTACTCGGCGTAAAGCACTTTGAGCTTGAATTGTGAACATATCAAATTCTTCAAGTAGTGCTACTTTAAAATCACCCATACTAATGGTGCTAGCAAAGCTCATTATTTTGCTTCTAACTGTTTCTATACCATTATCATCACTAGCATTTATATAAAGTATATCACCATCATCTATACCAATTTCATTCAAAATTACTCTAGCTAAGCTACTTTTTCCAGTTCCAGATGGACCAGATAGTAACAGATGGGGGATTGATTTTTCTTTAATCCATGATTTGACTTGTTTTCTAAGTCTTTCATCTTGGAAAACATATTCATTTATGTTGGTTGGTCTATATTTCTCAACCCAAAGGTGTTGTTTTTGTTTCATAAATCCTTTGATTGTATAATTTCTAAAGGCTTTTCTTTGCTAACAAGTAGAATAGATTTATTATCTACCATAAAAATTTTAGTTGGTTTATCATTGATTAATACTTTTATTGCTCGTGTCCATCGTCCATGTGCAATCAGAACATAATCATCTTTCTTAAATAAATTTTGTGTTGATCCAACCGCTAATATTTTTGCCCATCTAGGATGAATACCTTCTAATTTTCCATCATCATCAGCTAACACTAAGCCATTGATTGCTTGTTGTCCCCACGCCATATTATAGACAATAACTTTATCTTTTAATAATTTAAGTTTAGAAAAGTCAAATAATTCATCTTGCATAAAAAAATCCTTATAAAACTAATTATAAGGATTTTTTAATAAAAGTCAATTAAGAATTTTAATTTATTCTTGAGATACCGGTTTTTTATTCGTTTTAATTTTAACTTTTTCAATTACGTCTTTAGAAATAGGAATAGAAACGGCTTTGTTAGCTGGTGTTTGATGATATTCTTGTCCTAACTGTTCTCTTGTTTTAACAATTTCCCCATTTTTACCTAGCAAATCACCTCTTGCGTTCATTCTGGCATTTCCTACTGCAACAGAATATTGATTAGCTAGCATAAGAGCTGCCATATTAACTTCTTTGCCTTTTATTGATTTAACCATATTTTTTCCTTTTTTTTCTTTTATTTATTCTTTTAATTTTTGATAATTATTTAGAAACAAAATATTTATTTAATAAATCATCAATATTTTTTAGGAGGGTTTTTTACTTAAACTTCTATATAATTGTGTTGCTGCTTCAGATGGATTATCAATGAAGCGATAAGAATCTGGGTTTTGTCTAATTGCTGCTAATTGTAATTTAAGACTTGGGTTATGTAACAATTCAATATTTTCTGGATTTTGATTTACTAAAAATAATTTCAATTCTTCACTTGGATTATTAATATCTTTTATTAGACGACCGTCTGCTTTAACAGCTAACATCTGCATTTCTTCAGTTGGATTATCTATAAACCTAATATTATATCCATTCTTTTGAATGGCTAACATCTGTACTTTTTCACTTGGGTTTTTTATAAACCTAACAGCACTTCCATTCTCTTGAACAGCTAACATCTGCATTTCTTCAGATGGATTTTTTATAAATTCAAATGCTTCAGGGGTTTCATTTATCGCTGCTAACTGTAATTCTTCACTTGGATTTTTAATATCTTTTATTAGACGACCGTCTGCTTTAACAGCTAACATCTGCATTTCTTCAGTTGGATTTTTAATATGTTTAATTATATCTGGTTTGTGTTCTAAGATTTCTAATATTTCTTGTTCATCTAAGTCGTTAATATCGCCATGTATTTTAAATTTATCATCATATCTTTCTGGATATAATGAACCATCAACGCAATATAAACCAGCCATTTTTCTTGAACTTACTTTATCGCACCACTCATGCACTTTTTTTTCAAATAAGGAATTTTCTTCTCCATAGACATTGTTAGATGGAACTAATATATAGTCACTATCATTTATATTTAAAAATGGCTTAATGGCTATTCTAGCCACTGGATGTTGCAGATTTCTATCATTTTTATTAATCAAATAAGCAACTAATGTGCCTGCTTTAACATCAGCCATGACATAATGACTATTAATTCCGTCAGTTAGATTCATGCAAGAAGACCACCCACGACCAGTACTCATGCCAGCAACATCATACGGATGTCTGCTAATGCATATCTCTAAATCACTGTTTTTACTTAAACTTCTTTGTGGGTCATTGGTAAATTTTTTAAGCAAATCAGGGTCTTGACTTAATAACTTACCTATTTTTATTTTTCTTTTTGGGTCAGAAATTTTACTTGCTATGCCAGAAATATAATCATCAACTTTATAACCTAAATCATTGATTTTACTATCTATTTCTTTTGGTTGTTCTACTTTTTTTTCTTCTTTACCAAGTGGAAGATAAATTCTAGTATAATTTTTGTTGTGATCTGGAAATTTTGAAAATATATTTTTATAAGTTGATGGATCCCATGCTTTGAGGTATGGTTTTGCTTGACTTATAGCTATTGCTTCTAGTAATTCTTTAACTTTCATAAAGATATTTATAAAAAATTAAATCCAACCACCTTGTTTCATAGCTAGACCTGATCTAAATTGCTCTAGTGAAAAACTTCTTAATTTATCAGGTGTGTTTTTCTTTTTTTCTTTTATTTATTATTTTAATTTTTGATAATTATTTAGAAACAAAATATTTATTTAATAAATCATCAATATTGTTAATTTTTGATTTTTTGGAATTTTTTTCACCTTCCTTATCAAAATGCTCTTTAATTAAAAAATCATCTATATCTTCATAATAACCTTTTTTCTTTAAAGTAATTTTATATGCACCATCTCTTACCTTATCAGTTAAATCAAACACTCTTAAATGTCCATAGACATCAACAACTTTTGTAATAAGTGTTTTTTCACACCTATCAAAATTCCCACTAAAAGTAATATTAAATATCTTACTTTTAAAAAGTTGAGATAAAGGTTTGGTGTGAATAAGTTCATTTTTTCCATATAATTATACAAACTAGGGAATATAGGAAAGAACTTCCATGTTTGCGGCTTCTCATTAACTAATGATTTATTTAAAATGGATAACCCCCCATCCATAAACTAAAAAAACTAATTTTTGTAATTTAATTGGCGTGATTTTGATGCCTTTTTCATTAGAAACTTTAATAATTTCATTTGCAATAGCTCTAATATCGTGCATATTATTTTTCTATTTTAAAAATTCAGTTATATCAAGATTATATTTCAAGCTGTCAACTTTATGAAGACCTATTTTAAATAAGCAGTAAGAACTCACACTAGAGCCTCTGCCTATTCCCAAAATAACATTATTTTCTTTAATAGTATCAACAAAATATATTAAAAATCTAAGTAAATCATATAAGTTTCTATTTTTATATAATTTTAACTCCATTTCACACCTATTTCTTTGCAAATTATCCACACAAAGATTTAAAATATATTTTTCTATGTGTAAATTTTTATATTTTAGTGGCATTTTCCATTTTTTTGAATTAATGTCATGTTCAATAATTTTTGTCATACTTAAAGGTTGCATATCAAAAATTTTTGCCCATTTATTGTATTCTGCTACTATTTCTTTATCTTTAGAAATTAAATTAGTAATATCTGAAGGATCTCTAAATAAACTATCTATTACGGCATTTTCATGTAAAAATACCGTTCCATCCTTTTCAATTACTCTATTTTTTATTTTTAATTTCATTTTTGTCTAAACTTAAGTCATCATTTGTTAGATTTATAATGTTCAAATTCCTATCAAAATTTTGAATATAACTACGCTCTTCCATTTCTGTTTGCATAACTTGTTGATAGTGTCTAAGTATTTCATATGCTTGATCACTACTACAACTATTCATTCTTGAATATATTAATTGTATTTTATCATTAATCTCTTTATCTGTCAATTTTTTTACTGATTCTATATCCATATATCTTTACCTTAAAATTTATTGTCAAATAGAATTATTTGCGGATTAAAACTATATGATGCAGTTGGCTCAATTATTATTCTATCCATTCTAATATAGTTATTATATAGCTTTTTAAGCTGAATATCATTATTATTGATTTTTTCTGCAATAGCACTACCAAAGCCAGGTTTTAAATAAGCAAACTCAAGTGCTGGCGTATAACCAAGTATTGAGATTGGATCACCTATAGTTTGTTCTGATGTCATCCATAAAGGAAGAACATCACTAGCAATACTGCTTCCAAATTGAGTTATCAATTCATTTCTAACATTTACCAAACTTCCTGGCTTAGTAGTAACATTAGGATTTGCTTGATAATCAACTACTGTTTGAGGGCATAAATTACTAGAATCTATTATCCTTCTATACAAAACTTCATAAACTACCTTTTGATTTTGCACTGCATATCCTACTTCCACATGTCCAAAAGATAGATATGTTCTTCTTAATGTTTGAATTGAATCAAAAATAGCATCAGGAGTTGCATATTTTAAATTTTCAACTATTAAAATTTTTGGAATTCTTATTAACCCAAAATTTTTATCCCCTAATCTAAAAACATCATCTAAAATTATTTCTGGTGTTGTGAAAAGATCAGTATATAGCAATTTTGGCTTGCCATAAAGACCAGCATATACCCTAATAGCATTTTCGTCTAGTGTATTCGCTAATGTTAAAGTAAATTCTTTATTGATAGTATTAACATCATCGTTTGCAGTAATCGTAAAAGTATAAGTAGTATCTGAAGAAACCAAAGCTAATGGTGAACCTTGTAAATCTCCACTATTAATATCTAATATCAATCCTTCTGGTAATGAACCTAAAGTTACGTTATATCTTAGCCATGCAGGATCAGTAGAAAGAGCAGTTACTCCTAACAAACTTTTTTCACCTTCATTTATAGTTCCTAAATTGGAATTTTGTGTTATCCATGAAAGAGTCGATGATTGTTCTTTATTGGCATCAATTTGAAAAGTTTGTATGGTTGATAAATTTGGTCCTGCTGATGCAGTTACGTTAAATATATAACTTTGTGATAGGGAATCTGAAAGATTTCCAGATAATATACCATTTGTACTTAAAACTATTCCTGGTGGTAATGCAGATGGTAAAGCAGAATAAGATATAACTCCATTAGGTATAGCCGCTGATAATTGATAATTTATACTATCACCAAAAGAAAGATTATCTATTATACCAGAAGGAGTGATCCATATTGGTTTAGTATTTGTATTTGGGTCTACTGTTAAAGTAAAACTTTGATCAATATAAGTATTATTAGCAAGTAATGCTCTTATTGTAAAATTAAAAATGGTTAAAATATCTATATTATCTACAATACCATTCAAAACACCAAATCTATTTAATTCTAATCCATAAGGAAAAGTGCCAGAAATCTTTTCAAAAATTGCTGGTATATTGCTTAAGTTATTAATTCTTAAATCTATTTCATTATAAAAGTTTGGTAAAATAGAACCTAAATCAGTAGGAGTTGCCCAACTTGAAATAGTATTTTGTACAAGTATTGAAAAATCACCATCAATAAAACCATCGCTATCTGTTAATCTTATAGTAAAAAGAAAATTAGTATCACTTTCTACTATTGGTGCGATTCCTGATATATTTCCATCAATTGGATTAAAAGTTATTCCAGCAGGCAACACACCAGATATTAACTCTAAAGTAAAATTGTTTTGACTATTCCAAATAATATTAAAATTAAAATTTGAATTTTCAAAAACTGTTCCTATATTTCCGTTATTTGTTATAAAACTAGGCATATTTAAAAACTTTTTTATAATTTATTTTATATAGTTATTTACAGTTTTGATTTTTGACATTTTACTATTATTTTACTATAATTAATGTAAATATAGTTATATAATTTGATAGAGGATATTTTTTTCTCTAATAGGATAATTTAAGTTATTCTAACAAAAAAGGTTAATAAATGTCTGTAATTTTCAGTTTAAAGTCTACCACCTCTTCTAGTTTTGGAATTGGTAAAAAAGGAATTACTATATATCAAGGAACCGTTACACCAACTAATGGTTCTGGTAATAGTGGTGATCTTTATATATATGCTAATGGAAGTTCAAGTAGCATATATCAAAATCAAAATGGAACATGGAATGTAACCTTTGGCACAGGTTCAGTAACTAATATAGCTACTGGTACTGGTTTAACTGGTGGTCCAATAACAAATACTGGCACTATTTCAATGGGTACATCTGGCGTAACTGCTGGTACTTATGGAGCTGGTACATCATTTCCTAGTATTACAGTTGATGCCTTAGGACGTATTACTGCTGCTACTACCGTAGCTCTTGGTTCTATTGCTAGTCAAAATGCAAATAATATAAGTATTACAGGTGGTACTATTAATGGTGCTGTAGTTACTAGCTTAAGCAGTCCTGTTAATACAAGTGATGCTGCTACTAAGGGATATGTTGATGGTTCTTTTGGAACTTTTAATTATAAAAATAGTTGTAGATTGGTTAGTACTACTAATATAGTTGGAACTTATAGCAATAATTCTGGAACTAATGCACAAATTTCATTTACGGCTGCTGGATTAGGAACTTTTGATGGTTCATCTGTATTAGTAAATGATAGAATTTTAGTAGTTGGTCAAACCACTACTTCGCAAAATGGAATTTATTATGTGGCTACTGCTGGAACTACTGGAACTAGCTGTGTACTTCAACGAGCAACTGATTATAATGGAAGCAATTTAATTCATTATGGGGATCATATCTCCATTATAGAAGGTACTTCGTATAAAGGAAGTAGTTGGTTACAAACTGATAATACGGTTATCGTTCCTGGTGCAAATAATATAACTTTTGAACAAATAATAACTCCTTTAAATTTTAATGGTGATGTTACTGGTTCTGGTTCAAATAGTATAACATTAACCTTGGGAACTTCAGGTGTTACTGCTGGTACATATGGAAATTCTACCAATATTCCAAATATTGTTGTTAATAGTAAGGGACTTATTACTAGTATAAGTGCTAGTTCTATTTCTGTTGGCACTGGAACAGTTACTAGTGTTAATGCAATAGGTTCAAATGGCATTTCTGTTTCTGGTGGTCCAATAATTGGTTCAGGTGCTTTAACTTTATCTCTTGGTGCTATAACACCAAGTTCAGTGGCATCAACTGGAACTATTTCAGCAAGTAATTTTAGTGGAACGTCTAGTGGTTCCAATACGGGTGATCAGACTATTACGTTATCTGGTGACATTTCAGGAAGTGGTACTGGAGCTATTACTACTACATTAGCAACGGTAAATGCCAATGTTGGAACTTTTACAACTCATGTAGTAAATGCTAAAGGATTGATAACAAGTGCTGGTAATTTAACTGCTAGTGGTGATGCAACTGGTACTGCTAGTGGAACCAATATAGCTTTAACTTTAGGAACTTCTGGGGTTATTGCTGGAACTTATAACACAGTAACAGTTAATGCTAAAGGATTAATAACTTTTGGAAGTAATGTTACTTTGGGAACTGGCACAGTAACCAATATTGTTGCAGGAACTGGTTTAACTGGTGGCACTATTACCAATACTGGAACTATTGCTATTAATTATGCAAATGCTAATACATGGTCTGCTTTACAAACTAATAGTGTAGGAATTAACGTAGGGAATACTGTATCTGCAAGTACAACTACCTTAGATTATTATCAAAGAGGTTCGTTTACTCCCGTTATTGTAGGAGTTACAACGCCTGGCACAGGAACTTATAGTACTCAATCTGGTTATTATACTAGAATAGGTAATAGAGTTGATTTTACATTAAATATTGCTTGGTCTGCTCATACTGGAACTGGTGTTATGAGAATAACTGGGCTTCCATATACTAATGCTAATTTTTTCTCTCCTGCTGCGGTTTATAATCTTTCAATAACTACAAATCTGGGGTATTTTCTAATTACTGGCGTTGAGAATTCTTCAAGTTATATGAGTGTATATCAAATAACAACAGGAACACCAAGTCCTGCTAATGTAAATATAACAACTTCTGGTAATATTTTTGTAACTGGAACTTATTTTGTTTAATGGGGGTTTATAATGGAATTTGAAGTAAGAAATGAAGGTGGAAAGCCAGATGTTTTTGGTAATATTATTCCAGCTTATACCGTAATTGGAGTTTATGATGATGTGGCAGGAACACGAAATACTTATTATAACTTTAATTACCAAGCATTAGTAAACGCAGTTGGTGAAACTCTAGCACAGCAATGGGCAACTAATGTTGGATGGACTATTACTTAAAAAAATAATTTATTTTAAATTTTGATAAGATTTTCTAACTTTTCTATTGTTTATAAGAAAAGTTACTTTAAAAGACGCATCTTCGCCTTCGATCATTTTTATAAATTTTATAATTGTTTTATAATCTTCTTTTGTTCTACCATCGTAAACAAGAGATTTACCATAAATGGTAAAATAATATATAAAGTCAAATGGAATAGCACCACTTTTGTAATTTTGTAAAATGCTATTCCATTTTTTAGAATTCATTATATTATTTTTTAATAGTTTTTTTAACTACTGGTTTTTTATTTTGCTTTTTAACAGTTTGTGCTTTATTTTCCAATGCTACTATATTGGCATCTTGAATTGTTGAAATTTGAGAAACATTTGGTTGTGGAATATTTAACACTTTGTTAACAGCATCAACCATGGTTGGATCTAATTTCAACACTTCAGAAAACATTCTTTTTGCATCATCCAGCATTGCACTTGCTTGTACAAACCTATTTTTAGCAATATTGGCATTTCCTTGAACTTGCAATTTTTCTTCATATTGCTTGTTAGCATAAGGATTAGCTTTTGAAATGTTACTTAATTCTTCTTGTTTTGCTAAAGTAGGCATACCTTGTTGAGCATTGATAGCATCAATAATTTGCCTTAATGGAATTGTTGTATTAGGGGTTGGTGTCATTAAAATATTATCAACACTCATTTTTTCCATATAATTATTTTTATGGAAATACTCCAATAACCTTTTTTCATGTAAAACATCAACGAAATTAGCTTTACTTTGAGAATATGGTTGATGTGCTAAAGTGTTCAATTCATCTCTATCAACGCCTTTTACTAATTTATCAACATTGATAACTAGACTATTCATTGAATCACCAGGTATTTGTTTGTATACAACTACCAATTTACTAGGAAAATTACCAGTAGTAATTCCCAAATGTGCTGTTTGCATTTTATATCCTTTTTAATTATTCTGGCAATACTACTTCATCAGTAGATACTTCGCTAATATTATTAGCTTGTGTTGCTTCGTATGCTTTTAGAAAAGCGACAATATTATCAAAACTTGGTTTAAGTCCTGCTATTTCTAGTTCACTTAATCTATTCATTGTTGCCAAATTTTCAAGAAATTTGATAGGTACAATCAAATCTTGTACAGTTATTTGCACTTGTTGTGGTGGAGTAACTGTTCCTTGTTCTGCTGTAGGTACTACTGCTTCTTCCGCTACTGCTTTTTTACTTTTTTTAGCCATTTTTTCCTCATTATTATAATTATAATTACTTTTATATATTACTACATTTTTATTATAAAATCAAATTAAATTTTATATTTAATTTATCAACTCTTCATAATGTGCAAATTTTCCAAAGGGAACATCTGGGTTTTTATTACTATGAATAATCCAAGTGGTTGGACAATATTTTGGATCACCCCAATATGAACTACCATTAAAACCGTCTGTGAAACATACAAATTGTTTTGGTTTTATATTATTTTCTTTCATATAGTCAAAGTTACATCCTATGTGTGTACCACCACCACCTGCTGGTTGATAAGATGATAATGTTCTGATATTTCTTGAGTCATATTCCTTATACGCATGAACTTGTGTATCAAAACACCAAATTTTCAATTTGAAATTTTTATAATATTTCAATATTCCACAAATTTCGCTCAAAAATTCAACACGTTGTTGATCAGTAATACTTCCGCTAGTATCAATACTAACACAAATATCAACGGTTTCGTCAAATCCCATAGAAGGAAGAATTATATTTCTATTAGGATTTCTTTTGTTAGGGCGTTTCCAATCAATATCATTTTTGAAAATACTTTGAATAGTAACTCTTAATAACTGTTTCCAATTTATTTTTGGTTGAATAAGCGATTGAATCATTAACTCAGTATTACCTGGTGCGTTTCCTGCAATTTTAGTTCTTTGCAATGCTTCAATCATTGAATCCTTAAAATCTCTTAGATTTTGTTCAAGCTCTTTTTGTGTAGGAGCTTGAGATGTATTACCATCTCCATCAGTTTTCTGTATTTGTGATGGATCAATATGATAATCAAAAGATTCAATCTCTTTTTTTACGTCTTTTAATAACAAGTCATAAACTTCTTCTGCTATCATGCCTCTATACTTAATGTCATGAAGACCCCCAACCTTGGGGAGACTCCCTATATCGTCTAAAACCAAATAATCATTTATTACATAGTCAGTAGCACAATTCCATAATCTTGGGTTTCTTGAACCATTACGACCTAAAGAATTTAACACACAATGCATAATTTCATGTGCAATAACAAAAATTCTTTCATTTCTAGAAAGTTTTTGAAAAAACTCTACATTGTAAAAAATATTTTTACCATCAGTAGCTGCTGTACCAATATCACCAAGATAAGATTTTTTATCTTCAATGAACTTCATTTTACTAACCAAAAATCCAAAAAAAGGCTTTCTAAGTAGTAATCTTAAGGTAATTATTCTCAATTCTTCTTCAATGTTTAATTTCATATTAGTTCTCTAAGTTTTAATTCATTCTACCTTAAAAAATAATTTTGTCAATTTTTATTTAACAACATCAGCAATAAATGAACTGTGAATTTCCATAATTTTTTCTAAATTTGGCATCGATTTTTTAGCTCCTATCATTCTATAATTTTGTGTTGCTATAGAAACAGGAAGAATCTGAAATTCTTTACCAAAAATATCTTCATTTTCAATCATGTATCCGTAAAAATTATCAAGATAAGATGTATGTAATTCATTGAGTATTATTGTGCCAGTGTCATTTGGTGGCGTTTGTACTATTGCTAATTCTCTTAATTTATATAGAGAATTAGTAACAATCATATAAGCTATATCAATTCCAGTCATTTTTTTACTAATTTTTGGGTTTTTTCCTTTTAAAATATCCATAACGTCTGGTAATTCATTAGAGATTTTTCTAAATTTCATAAACTCAATAGCCACTAATTGTCCTACATTGCTTGCAACAATATTTCTTATCAACGTATCACTTGCGTTTATGTTCAAATTTAATAATTTTGAGGTTGCAAACCAACTTCTTGGGGTTGCAAAAGCTCGTTCACTAGAGTTTGGGTCAAACCCATTAAGTCTATTATTATTCTTAGCTAAAAAACCAATAATTTCAACATTAACGCCACTAGCAATAGCATGATTTACCCAATCATCAAATGAAGTTTCTAGCTCCACATGAGACATCCTATTTTCTAATGGTTTTGGCATCTCAAAAGTAGCTCCACCATCTTCATTACGGTTGCCTGCTGCCACGATAGAAACACCATCTGCTAGTGTAAATTGACCAATGGCTCTGTCTAATACGAGCTGATAACTTGCCAACTGAGTACTAGGTAAAGCTCCGTTAATTTCATCTAACAATAGAATTGCTTGAATGTCTGGGTGAGTGTGAGTAAACGGTATTTCGCTACTAACAGCAAAAGATAGAGATTTAGTACCATCTTTATTCTCAACTAAGGTTGGATAACCTTTAATATCTGTACTTTCGTAAAGTGGCAAACGAACATCAATAAAATCTTTACCAAGTTCTTTAGCAATTTGGCGTACCATGTCACTTTTACCAATGCCAGGTTTGCCATGAATCATAATTGGTTTTTTTGCTATTACGTTTGCCGTAACTAGCTCTTTGGTATCTTTATATGAAAGAACAAGATTGTTTAGGTTGTTTGCTGTCATTTTAGTAAATCCTTAAAAGTTAGTAATAAAGCTAACTATACCTAATTTTTAAAATATGTCAATAGCAAAAATGAAAAAAATAAAGGGGATTGACTTTTTAATTATATATGCTATCATCTAAAAATAACCTTTTTGAAAGATTTTTTATGATTTATTTTATAATTACATTATTTTTAATTATCATTTTTGCAAGAATTATAAAAACATTATTTGTTTTTCTTTTAATTGTTGGAGCTTTATATTTTTGTTACCACACATATGGGGATCAAATTAGAAATTATGAAAATTCTATAGAAAGAAAAAATCAATAACTTCTTATTGATAATAACTGACACCCTGTCAATCTACACCAATTAGCAAAATCTATATCTAATGTAAATATTTTTTCATTTTTGCTATCTATATAAAATAAATTATTGATATTATTAGATAAAATAACTAAATCTTTTGTTTTTAAATTATTATTTTTAAAAACTAATTCTATAAAATCAAAATGCTTTCTTATTTTTAAGAAAGCATTTTTTTTCAATCTCATAGTTTCATTATTGAAAAATACTTTTAAATAATGTGGATTTCCTAAAGATTCTAAAACTTTTAATCTTATATCTTCCATTGTTATTTTTTTGAATTATAGCTATTATCAATGCTTGCAGAATCTTTTTTCTTAGCATCCATTATAGTTTTTAGCATGTTTTTATTATATTCGTCCCCATATAATTCGCTTACATCAATATTATCGTCATCGCTTATTTTTTTAACTTCATCAACATTTAATTCTGGTGTTGGATTATCTAATCCATTTACAACTACTCTAATTTCACTTATTTTTAGAATTTTTGCTATTTCTCTTGCCAAATAAAAACAACTAGCTGGTAAAGAAGTAGTTACATCAAAAATTACCACTTCAGAGTTCATTGGTTCAGCAAAACCATATGGTGTTTTTTGAAAAATAGTTTTCTTTGGTTTTGAAACATCAATTAAATCATATGCTTTCAAATTATTTTCTATTCTTGATATATCTTGACTAGATATATCTTCTACAGCTACCCTAATAGTATATTTGTAATCTTTTTTAGCGTTAAGTAAGTAATCAGCCAATGTTTTCTTTGTCATAATATTTTCCTTTTATATAGCTTATTTATTTTTCTGAGCTATTATTAATTTGTTTTAGTAAATCGTTTCTGTCGCCAAAGAAATTTCCATTTTTACTTTTTTCTTCTTCAGGTGTTACTAAGCCTTCTTCATCAGATAATTTCTTTTTTTGTAATATTTCAGCGGCTTTTACTTTTGCAGTATTTTTTTGTTTTAAGGCATCAAGAGAGTTTTTTTGAAATCTAAATGCAGCATTAAATAATTCTGCTGCCATTTTTTCATCAACATTTTTAGCTAATTCAATAACATCTTTATAGCTTTGTAATGCCATTACTGCTATTTTATCCATTTGTTCTACATAATCATCTAATTGTAATAATTCAATTACTTTTTGATCTATATTTTCAATATGGTCAGTGTTATCAGATTTAATGATTAAAAAATCATCATCTTCCACATCATTATTTCCTATATTTAAAAGTTCATCTAATTTTTTCATAATTAAACATCTAGTTCTGTATTAAGTTGGGAAACATTAAAAACACCAGTAGTCACACTTCTTGCTGCATCTCCAGAAGAAACAATATTACTTACTGATGATATATTTGAAGAATTTACAGAATTTACTGAAAAAATGTTTGGCACAGAACCGCCAATTAGTGAGCCAAGAACACCATTGATCTGTCCAGTTGAACTACTTAAAACATTATTGACTAAGTTGAATGCTGGCGAAACTAAACCGCCATTAACTGAATTATTCAAAATATTTGCTAAAGTTGATAGACTACTACTATCAGTTGGTAAGCTAACTCCGCTTGTTAAATCTGGTCCACTAACATTTAAGCCATTTCCTAAACTTGTAAAATTATCATTATAATAAGGTAATCCAAATAAATCAGATAGTTCTGGCGTAATTATTTCAGTTATTTCATCAAAAACTACACCTTCAAATCTTGTACTTATGGTAATTTCACTGGTTCCGAAGTCCTCTACCCCCAAATTTCCCATTTCAACGCTAGCAAATTTTGGGTTGATGAATGACATTTTACTGTAATATTGATCATACATTTCGTAAATTTCTATTCTGTCAAGGAAATAATTATTATTTGGACTTTGTCTTCCTGCCAATCCCCATCCTGGTGAATTTTCAAAACTTCCACCAATAATATCATAATTCCAACTATTATCTGATTTCGATAAGAAATCATCATAATAAAATCTATTGTAAGCCTCAATTAATTTGATAGCCGTTCCATCTACCACATCATAAAAAGTAAAACTTATTGGATTATATTCTACCTTGGTTTGTACTAATCTTTTTTTATTATATTGATTCATTTCAGCAAGCGTATAGCTCATGCTTAATCTATCAATTCTTTTCACAAAATAACTTAAATGAGATTGATTTTGGTTATTTAATTCTTTAGTGACAAAATTTATATAATATTGAAACTTCATCTTAGGGGGGTTATAACCACCAGGACTTAAAACTCTAAATCTACTTATTGCACCATTAAAAAAAGTCATAAAATTCCATATTGTTAATGATATTTATTAGAATTTGAATTGACAATAATTAATTTTATGATAAAATTAATTTATAACATTGATTGGATATTTTTATGAATAAGAATGAAAAAATTAATCAAATAAAAAATGATATATCTTTTTTTCAAGAAAGATATGAACAATGCAATGATGATATAGATAAGAAAAAAATTATAAATTCATATATTGAAAACTTAAAAAAAGATTTACAAAAATTGAGAACTAAATAAATTTTTGTAAATCTTTTTTATCTTAAATTAAAGAGTTGCACCAGCAGGATCGCTAGAAGGGGTTGCCATAAGAACTTGACCATTTTCTCCTTGATAAGTAGCGTTATCATATCTAATAGTCATAGAAATTGTTTTAGCATCGCTACTTGAATAGTTTAAATCGCCATATCCAACAGAAGTTAAAAAACAACCCTCTAAAGTCCATTGTTCAAGAACCCCAGTATTGCCACCATCCATGACTTCAATTATAGCTGTAAATTTATAATCAGTCGCACTACGGTATCCAGTTTGATTAAAATGATCAAATTGTCTTTGTTCTTGAGCACCAATATTAACAGTAGCAGAGTTTGTTACATCATCCCTAACAACCATTTCTATAGTGCTTAATGTTGCTTTTCCAGCAAAATAAGCAATACTATTATATGAGTGAACGGCAACTGCTTCTTGTTCTAATGTAGGAAGACTTGTACTTTCAAGATTTAACGTAATATCTTGAGCAGTATTACCAATTGAACCAAAATTTAAAAATCTAACACGAAATCTATGTTTTATTTTTGGCTGTTTTAATGGTCCTTGTCTAGCTCCATCTAACGGAACTCCAAAGCGATCTAGTGTAAATGTCATATTGGTAAAAATCCTTTTTTATAATATTTAAAAATTTTATTAATTTAAATTTGTTCCAGTTGGTAAAATTCTTATAGGTAGGTAAACAAAATTAATTGATTTTTGTGGGATTATTGCTATATCAGCCCATAATTCATTGCTATCAATTCGTTCTGGTGTATTATTAGTTGTGTCACAAACAACAGCAAAATCAGTAAGTGCGTTAAGGCTTAATAAACCACCTAAATAATTAGATAAAATAGTTTGGAAACTGTTTCTAGTGCTTTCATTATTTAATTGAAATAAGAAATCTTGAGAAATTGCATCTAATTCAGCTCTTAAATAACAAATAAGTCTTGCAACATTTATTCTATTTAGTGCTGTTGAATCACCGCTTAAAGTTTTGTCACCATAAACAATTAAGCCTCTATTAGGTAAAAATGCTATTGGATTAATACTATTGGTATATAGTGTATCTCTTTGTCCTTGATTTAAAACTACTGGTACAAATTTATTTGTTATTGGATCAACGTATCCAACGCTACTTGCATTTTGCACAATTCCACGCTGGGTTCCAGCAGGACTATACCAAGGATAAGCAACACTATCATTATAAGCATATGTAGATAATGCTATTGCACTAGCTGGCATTGCTACGCTATTTCCATTACTATCAGTACCTAAACCTTGTGGGTAATATTCTGCACTGTAAGTATATAATGTAGTTCTTCCAAATTCATTAGTTTCACCTACATTTGCAGTATTAGTAGCCCAATTATTAATAGCAGTTGCTGAGCTAATTAAGTGCATTGGCGTATCTGCAATAATAAAAGCAGTTTCTTTACGATCAATATTTAAGTTTTGTAAATTAGAAATTGTTTCTGGATAATTAGGAGCTGCAATTAAATTGAAAAAATTAAATTCGCTTCTTATTTCATCATTAGAAACAATAATACTATTTAATGCCAAAACAACCATTTGATGTTGTGCAAACCTTCCAAAGAATGCAACACCATTTAAATCATTTCCGCTTGCTGTAATCCAACGAGCAGCATCTATAGCTCCACTATTTGAATATGCACCAACTGTATATGCTTGTTGGTTTGCAAATTTAGTAGATTCATATTTTTTTACATTATAAGTGCTATATCTGGTATTAAATAACAAAATATCAGCAGGATATACTTCAGGGTTTGGTGCATCAGGATCAACAAAATTGCTAACTAAGATATCTGTTATAAGTGTGCTTCCAGTATTTAAACCGTTATTAGTTGCTCTGGCATCACCAAAAACTACACCAAAAGGAGTAGTAGTATCTGCTTTGTTTATTAGATTCCAGCTATTTGAAGAAGTATACCATCTGTATAAAGCAGGATAATTAACTACATCACTGCTATCTAACCATAAATCATTATCTACTAATGGTAATCCACCACTTTGTGTAAATGGTTGTGCTGAAGTTATTTGAACACCATTTGGATCAGTTGCTGGATATTTATTTAAGTAACCATCCCAAGCATTTCCAGTATTAACCATTATATCAACCATGAAAGCATCATTAATCCATAATGTACCATCTGTTGGCGATGTTGTTGGTGCTGTTAATGAAGGTACATAATTTAATATCGTCCATCCAGTACCAGTATATCTTTTAATAACTTGAATTGCTGTGCCATCTGCGTTTGCATTATAATTTACATACAAACTTCCAATAGCCAAAGCACTACCATATCCTGTTGTAGCTGCTGCATCATTCAAATAAAACGGAGCTGTAATAATAGAAAATTGATTTAATGTAGAAGTAAATAATTTAACTACTATATTAGCACCATAATTTGGATTTGTAGTTTTTATCCATATATCACCGGGGTTAGAACCAGTTGGGATATTAATATGATTTGCATATACAAAGTTGTAACCATTTTTTGTTACGATACCAGCAGTAGTAGCTGCTGTACCACTAATAACAATATTTCCACCATTTGAATTTTGCAAAACTAATTGATTTCCTACAGAAATACTTGCAGTGATATTAGTTATCTCTGCTGAATTAATATCAGACACTGTTTGGCTTAGAGTAGTTCCAGTTAAAGTGACTGTAACACCATTGATAATTATAGTATTTCCAATGGTAAATACTGGATTTGCAACAGCTCCTGTGGAAATAGTTGGTCCATGAGCTAATTGCCAACCTGCACTACCAATTAAATACCAGTTTCCATTAACTTTTTCATAAATTGCATTATTAGTAGTCAAAGTTACAACTGCAATATTCCCATTACTTCCAAAAGAACTCAAAGGAACATAATTAATATCTACTTGAGTTGCTGTTGGTATTAGTGTTGGAACTGATGTCCAAGCTAAACCTGCGACTGGATTGCCGTTAGAACGAAATACACCCCAAGAAGTATTAGTTGTATCTAGCCAATAAGTTCCATTTACTGGAGCTCCTGTTGGTGGGGTTTCACTATAAGTAAGTTGTGAGAGGTCTATATCTGCTCTTATAACATAAGCACTATTAGCGACTCCTAAATAATCATATGCTGCTTTAAGACCATATTCACTAACTTCAGAACCTTGTACAATAGTTCCATTGTTTATTTCAAAAAGAGGATTTCCAAACTGTGTTACTAAATCTAACTGACTAGATAAGAGAGTCAAAGTATTAGATGTTTGCGTTCCAGATGTTACAGTTACTCCATCCGTTCCAATTTTATTTGCAGCAGTCGCAATAAAAATTAAAGGAACTGTACCAAAGCTAGAACTTGCATACTGACTTTGATCAATAACTGTTACTGATACACCTGGAGAAATTAGAGTTGCCATTTTACCCTCAAAAAATTATTTTATATGTTTTATATATTTATTGCTAATCCATAAATATAAGGCAAATCATGATAAACTATTAAAATATAAAATTTTTATGGGTAAATATTATTCAGGAGTGTTTTCTCCAAAAAATACATCTAAATATGTTGGAAAAGTTTTACCAACTTATAGAAGTGGCTGGGAATTAAAAGTATTTAGATATTTGGATGAAAATATTAAAGTACAAACATGGGCAAGCGAAGCCTTTTCAATACCATACTATAATACCATTGATGCTAAAATGCACAATTACTTTCCAGACATCTTAGTACAGTTTATTAATAATAATGGTGAACAATGTGTTGAACTTTGGGAAATAAAACCTAAAAGTCAAAGTATTATAAGCGAAAGCAAATCTAAAAAAGATTTAGCTGCTATTGAAGTTAATACTTGTAAATGGAAAGCTGCTCAATTATGGTGCAGTGAAAGAAATATAGTTTTTAGAGTTCTTACTGAAAATGAATTGTTTGGCGTAAATAAAAAATAGATTTTTATTCTTTTTTGATTTTATCTCCATAACATAACTTAAAATAAGTTATATCTTCAACCTCAAGAAAAATTATATGTCTGTTAGGATATAAATCGTTTTTATCTTGATAAACAAAATTACAAAAATAATTTTTTCTATCAAAACTTATAGAAAGAAAATATATAATCTCTTTTACAATTTCATAATCAATATCGTCTCTAAGAAATATTATCATTATTAATTATTCTATCAAAAGTCTATTACCAAAACATAGTCTAAAATAATTTAAATCATTTTCATCCATAAAAGTTATTCGTTTAGGATAAATTTTAAAATTTTTCATAGAATGGGGTTCAAAATTACAAAAATAATTTTTTCTATCAAAACTTATAGAAAGAAAATATATAATCTCTTCTGCTAATATAGAATCACCTAATGAATTTGATGGTGATAAAGATTTAAGAGTTACTGTGCTCATATCATTAAAACAAAGCTCCCACCATCTAAAGAAATTTCATAATTGCATTTTATTCCAATCTCAAACCAAATAGGAGCTTCTTTTCTTATCTGACCACTTTTTCCAGTTATGACTTTTACTTTAGTAAAACCCTTTGTCCTCAATTCGTTAATTTTACTTATAAGAAAATTATAAGCATCTTGAATTGCTAATCCATGCAAATCTATTGTAAATTCAATTTTTGTTTCTTTTTTCTTTTTCATGAGTATTTTTTTCTTAATTCTAAAAGTTCTTTTTTATATATATTTTTCATTTTGGCATCTGAATCAAGAATTTTTTGGTATTCTTCTTTTTGGTTTTCAAGTTCTTCTAATTTTTTCTTGTTTTCTTCATAACTATCTTTTGTCCACTTATAGCTTGGAAGAGAAACAATTTTATTAATATGTTCAATATTATGAGAAATATCATTAGCAAACTCTGTTATTATGTCCGTAAGTTCTTTTTTGCTTTGTAATTCTTGTAATACTGATGGTAAGTTATTTTCAAAACATTCTAATAAAATTTTATAATAAGGTATTTCTTCATTTATTTTATCAATGAAATGTTGATACCTTTTAGAGTACCATTCTAATCGCCATTTTATAAAATCTTTAGTAAGTTCTTCGCCATTAGTATATGTTTTAATGTTTTCACCATTCCAGTCAATAACAACAATTCTTTCTGTTATCTTTGTTTTTAGTTTGAAAAAATTTATAAGTTTTTCATTAGTATCTAAATCTAACAAAGCACCTCTTCTAAAATTGACTTCTATTTCAATATTTCTTGAACTTTTATCAACATAACTTATTATTTTTCCTTCTTCTTCTAGCTTATCTAAATATTCTCTAAATTTTTCAACTTTTATTTGTGGTGGTATTTCAGTAATTTTTACAGTAGATTTATCTTTTATTGAAACTTTCCCATTCAAATACCAAGAATTATCTTCAATATTTTCAATATCTAAATCATATTTTTGATAGAAAGGCTTTAATTTAGTTAATTCTTTATCATCCAATGCTAATAGACAATTATCAATAATATCTAATAAATTATGTGGTAAAATTTCTGTACTCCAGCCTACTGCCACACCACTTATACCATTAAGTAAAACAATAGGAACTAAGGGTAAAAAAGTTTTTGCACTAAAATTACTGCCATCATAGTTTTCCATTAATGGAACTATATCTAAATCTTGAAAAATTAAATTTTCAGTATCAGAATTTTTCTTAACATAAGTATAACGTGGTGCACCCCATGCTCTAGGCGTTAATTTGCCTCCAAAAGTACCAATTCCTTCAAAATATGTCACATTATTTATGTACGGTGCTGCCATTGCAGAAATTGTTTCACTAGCACTTGTATCAGAATGTGAGTAAATATTCTCTGCAATCAATACGCCACTTAAAGAAACAGTTTTAATTTTTTCAACTTTATTTCTTATTAACCATAAAGATTTACGTTGACCATCTTTAAGACCATCCGTTACTGCTGGAATTGCTCTTGTAGAACATACATAAACACTATAATCTCTGCTTGTTCTGCTTACATAATTAGAAGATTTTTCAATTTTCATTAACTATATTTCCTAGCCATAATTTTCTATCATCTGCACGATTTCCGTTAAATATCAAATCTAAAGTTTCCTTAAAATTTTCATCTGCTATAATTGGTATTAATTCTGGATTTTTTAAACTATATTCCCAATCTTCCCTCATCAATGTTCCTAAACCTTTAGCTCTTGTAATTTTATATTCTTTATGCTTGATAGGATCATATTCATGATAATTATGTGCATACCAATATCTACGTTCTTTTTTATATTCTCCAATTAAGAATGGTGTTTGAAAAATAAAAATAAAAGGTTTATCTTTTTCATCAAACAATTCTGGCCAAAAAGTATAAAAAAAGTTAATTAATAACGCTCCTATATTTGCTCCATCTGGATCCATATCATGAGCAATATAAATTTTTCCATACCTAAGTGACTCTCTTTTTGCTTTTAATCCTATGATTAAACCAACACTATTCATTATATCAACTAATTCAGTATTTGACAAAACTTCTTTTACTGATAACTCATTAACATTTCTAACCTTACCTCTTAAAGGAAGTCCGGCAAAAGTTTCTGGATTTCTAGCTTCAGCTAAACCACCTATTGCGGAATCCCCTTCGCCCAGTACTATTGTACATTTTGATCTATCTTTTCCATTTGCGTCAATCAATTTGGGAACTTTTACCTTTGCTGCCTTTTTAGCTAGCTTATTGATTTCTGCATCATCTTTTTTATTCGTACGTTCTGCACATCTCTCATATATTTTTTCAATCCATTGTTTATTCTTTTTTACAATGTTCTTAAATACATTTTCATCATCAAAAAACTTTTTAATAATAGTTCCAGCATTTTCGTTTATGAGTCTTGTTTTGCTTTGGCTATCAAAGTTTGGAGCTTTCATATTAGTTACATTGTAAATCAATATGCCTTGCTGAATATCAGCTATAGATAAAACTAATTTTCTTCTTTTACTTTCTTTTTCCAAATAGCTTATTAAACCACGATAAAACGACTTTTTAAATACATCTATATGTATTCCACCATTTAACGCTGGGATTCTATTAACTATTGTATGAACAAAGTCTCCTTCATTTTCTAAATCAGTCTGTATATAAAAGTTGCTTAAAAAATCTTGTTCTTTGATTTCTAATGTTATTAAGTCTTTATTAGGAAAAATGCTTTTTTCAACAGTTGGTTTGACAGTTATTCTTTTTCCATTATAAAATATTTTAACATTTGGATTAGTTATAGCAATCTCTGTAACCCTACTTTTAATAAATTCTTCTGGAAGAATAAAATTATCTTTGAGTTCTGGTACTTTTTCAAAAACATATTTGCTTGGCTTAAAAGTAATCTTAGTACCAGATTTAGCAGTAGAAGGAGTTATTTTTGGTTCTTTAATCGTAATATTGTTATCAACTGTAAAATTTCCTTCATTAAATTCTTGAATAAATTTTTTACCATCTCTTACTATTTCTACTTTAAAGAATTCTGAACAAAAATTAGTGCAAGCAATACCTAGACCATTTGTTCCTGCTACATCCCCACGGCTTTGGAAATTTCTACCAGCTCTTGCTCTACTTAACGCAATAGTTGCTTTATGTACTTTTTGTTCTTTATCATAATCAATAGGTATTCCTCTACCATCATCTTCAACTGAAAAAATAAATTTTTCTGAATCAAAAGTAATCCAAATACTGGAACCAGATTTGAATGATATGATTTCATCACAAGCATTATCTAATGCTTCTCTTAAATAAGTATTTAAAGCAGGAACCCATGTTAATTCTTTTATGTAGGGTTCTAAGTTATCATTATATAATAAAACTTCTTGTGAATGTGGTACTCTGCTTCCTAAATACATTTCTGTTCTAAGTCTTGCATGACCAAAATCAGTTAATTCAATAATATCTTCAGAATTATTTTTTTTCATGAGTTTTGTCTTTTGTTTTCAATAATAGAGAAATTATTGCATTAAAATTTGTTTTAGTCAAGAAAAATAAAATATAAATAAAATTATATTTCTAATTCAACATTTTATATATGCGATATTATTTAGTTAATAATGACAACCCATCTTTACTTAGTAACTTAAATAATCTTTTATTTTTAAAAGATAAGCATGTATTCTTAAATGATTACACCCCATCAATAAGCAATTACCCAGATTCTTGGCTGTCTATTGATAGTTTAGAATATTTTATTGGAAATTATATTTTAAATCACGATGAACATGTCAAAAAAAACTTACAAAAAATAATAAAAGAATTAGAAAAATGGATTATAAAAGAATCTAATTTTGATATTAACGGAACTAATATAGATGGCTTATTAAAAACATTAAAAAGAAGCAATGAAGATATAATTGAAATTTTCAAATGGCGATATTTTCAACATTATATCGAAGAAAAATTTGGAAAAAAGATTTATTCTTACGTCATTAATGAAAGAAGAAGTAATAAGCTATTTGGAAAAGAAAGAATAATAGATAATAAATTTTTGATATATCAATGTAATAAAGATATAGAAGAACTTAAAACAATATTAATTGGTTCTGGTATTAAACATAAAAGATGCTACTTTAATGAATTTATTTTATACGAACAGAACGATATTAATTATTTAAAACTGTCAATGATTGAAACAGAATTAAAGCATATAAGCTATAACGAATTATATGAAATTGAAAAAGAATTAGAAAAAACATTTTATTTGACATAAAAAGAAACCCCTAATTAAAGGGGTTTCTAAAACTAATTTAATAATTTTGTTAGAGTTTATTGGAAACGTAGAGTTGCAGAGTTAATTCCAATCAAACTCAAGAAATCTGCACTGTTACCCAATGAAGATGCAGTATTTGTTAATTCTGCATAACCATAACGTGTCAAGAAACTTACGTTAGGTTGGAAAGTGTTAGGATCAATTACGATTGGAGTTGACATTAGAGGTACATAAGGGCAATAGTAAGCAGCAGCATTAATATCACTTCCTTTGTAACCAACTAGAACACCAGTTGAAGCATCAGCGTAAGTATCACTATAAACTTTCATAGAGCTGTTCAAAGTACCAACCATTTTTACGTTAGTTGGGGCTTCAAAAACGCCTTCTGTGGTTCTAGCAAAAGCTGAAGTAGTTGCACTTTGTAGAATTGCCAAAGTAGTTGGACTTACAACTGCCCAGTTGGCTGGACCTTGACGAGTTCTTTGTGCAATCAATACAGATTGTAGATTCATAAGTGTTGCTAAAGCAGCGTGTTCATCACCAACGAAAGTAGGTGTTCCAGATACCGTAGATTGGTCAAATACTGGACCAACGGTAGCTAGGTTACGGAGTTTAAACAACATTTCTTGGTCAATCTCAGCAGTAATTTCTTGTGCCAATAGTGCCATCAATTCTGCTTCAATGTCAATACCAGCTTGACTTTGTGCATCTTGAGCAGCTTCAAAGCTCCAACTTGCTCTTAATTTGCGAGTTTTAGCTTCTACAGATTGGTTTACGATCTGCATGTTCATTGCTGGTCCACCAGTTCCTTCAAGATCAGCTAAATTAGCTCCTGCTGGGTTGGTGCTGTTAGCATTACCAGAGTAGAATTTAGCAATATCTGTAGGATTAAAGGCTTCAGAACCTGCTGATACTGCATTTGGAGTACCAATAGTTTGTGCATATCTAAAACGTAGCGTTCTGATATAAGACAAAGGACCACTCATGGCTTGAACACCCATGATTTCGTTTGCAATAACAGATGGTGCTACACGGCGAATTACTGGCAAAATTACTTTTGGCAATAGTGCAATATTACCTGCACTGGTTGAACCCAAAGCAGCATTTTCCAACAACATTCTCAAACCAAATTGGTTATCATTTAATGCGTTTTCCAACATGATTTCAGTAGTTCTTAGTTTATTTCCTTCTAGACCTTCAAGAAGAACAGGTTTTAGTTTAGACCAACCCCCATTCGTATTGATAGCCGATTTCATTTCTAATAGAATATTTGACATAATTTTTATAAGCTCCTAATTTTTTAATTATTTTTATTGTTTAATTGTTAAAGGTATTTTTCTTAAAAACAGCAATGGTTTCATCTAAATGGTCAACACTACTATTTTGTTTGGTTTCAAAAAGACTTGTTCTTTTATCACCAGTATGTTCTTTAAGTACTGGTTTAGATTCTATTAAAGGTTTTTTAATACTTGTATCTGAACTCAAAACAGATGGTAGGTAATTATTAAAACTTTCCGTCAATTTATTAGAAGGTACTTTTTCAAGTAATTCTTCCATAAGTTTACGTTTAGAACCAGATAGAGAACCACACAACTCATTTAATGACTGTGTTCTTGTAAAACGATTTTCTGTTACACGAAGTTTATTAACACTTTCGTTTAACAAATTATCTTTTTCTACAATTCTTTTTTGAGCTTCATTAATTTTTTTATCTTTAATTGCAATAACATTTAAAAGTTTTTGCATTTCAGATCTTTCATTAAAGAATGAAGAACCAAATTCTGCTGCGAAGGCTTCAAAAATTTTCATGCCAAAATGTTTTCTTTTTGACTCAACTAATTCATTTTTAAGTTGTGAAAGTTCTTGTTTTACTTCGTTGAATACTAATTTAGGCAATTCTTTTGTCATTTTTGAAATAAGTTCTTGTTTAGATTCAGCCAACTCACGTTTAGCTTTAATCTTAACTTCTACTCGTTCTTCAATAAGTTTTTGACGTTCTGCTCTAAATTCAGTAAGTTCATTTTCAAGATTTTCTTTGACAAATCTATCAAATTTTGATACTTTTGCTGAAATTGCTTTACGATCTGCTACAAAATCATTTATTTCGTTTTTTAGTAATGGTAAAATAAAAGAATTTAGTTTTTCAATGTTTTCATTAGTTTTACGTTTTGATAAAACTTTTTCTTCCATTACTGATTTTTTAGCAGAAGCAAGTTCTTTTACATGCTCTTCTAAAGTATCAGTGATCATAGAATTCATTGCTTCAACTAATTCGCTTTTATCTTTTTCATATCTATTAGCAAATTCATCTCTTAAAGAAGCTGTTAGTTCTTCACGAGCTTCTTGAAGTTTGGTTTCCCAAGCCTCTACAATAACAGCCTTAGCACCTTCAGAAAGGGTAGATCCTTCTAACATAGTTTTTAGTGCGTTTGACATATTAATTCTTCTCCTGTTTCATTTTTTAATTCAATTTTAGTTTTTCAACAAAACTAATAATTGACTCTTTTAGGTATTTTTCAGCACGAGGATCATAAATTGAACTCATTGCTAAATCTCTAATTTGTCCTGCTTTTTTGTAATGTTCAAGAGCTTCTAATACAGTAGTTGGGTAAGCATCTGGAGCACTTGGTTGTGCTACTATGTCTACTGTTACAATATCGAAACCTTTTACGTTTCCATCAAAACCTACTTCTCCAGTTCCTCTTGAACTGACACCTAATTTAACGCCACTTTCTAAAAGTGTTTTGCAAATGCGTCCCATAGGCATTTCTTCGATAATTTTTAATTTACCAATTCCGTTAGCACCAACCATTTTCATTTCTGTTATTAAATGACTGACTCTATCTAAATTTATAGTTAGGTTTTGTGGATGATCCACTTCCCCTAATACACTGTTACCAGCTTTAATACGTTCATTTAGATTTCTTACTGCTTTTTCAATTTCATATTTAGGGTAAATTCTTCCATTTTGATTTTTTATATCTCCTTGGATAAAAATACCTTCCATGTAATATGATTTTTTATTTCCATCTTGAGGGTTGCTGACACTCTCTACTTGAATCCCAGCAACAGACGGTATTAAAGTTTCAATTAAAACTAGATTTCCGTTCATTTTTCCTCTTTATCTTTCTTTATATGTTTTAACAAAAAATTTATTTCTTAGGTTTAATCATTCCTGGAACTTGACCTTTTCCGGGAGCTTTGTCAGACATATTTGGTTTTTCTTTTTTAAGATTGCCTTCTGCTTCTTCTTTTGAATATTCGTTAGAATTGAAATCCATTTTTTTACCTTTATTCTTTGGTTCTTGCATTTTGAAATCAAATGCTTTTTCCATAGATTTATTGATTACAGGATTTCCACCAAGATTCAAATTTTCACGTTTTTTAGAAAACATAGTATCTGCTTTAGCTGTTTTATCTTTCATATCTGCTTTTACGCCTGATAGAATTTGTGTGGCTTCAGCAATAGACTTACTATAGTTATTCATTTCTTCTACATGTTCTTCTTCGCCCATGCCATGTTCTGAATCTTCTTCACTTGGGTGTTCTATTTTTCCATCACCATTGAAGTCTTCATCATGCTCATCTTCTTCAGTTTTTTCTAAGTTATTAAAAACTTTTTCAAATTCTGCAAATTTGCTTTCAAATTCTTCATCAAAATCTTGAATATCTTTAATATCATCTTTAATGTCATGAACTTCATCATTCAAATCTTCGATGTCCATCAAATCATCAAAATCATCGTCTGTTTGATGTTCTTCACCAAATTCCAATTCTTCTTCATTCATCATTTCTTCTTCATCGATTTCATTTTTATGATCTTCGATTTCATCAGCCAAAGTATCACCATAATCTCCGTTATGCGAGTAACGATGCATATCATCAATATTTTCTTCTGATTCAGTAATATTTTGCAAAATTTCTGCGGCTGATTCTATAATATAGTTTTTCAATAGACTTCTAGCTTTCTCTAGCTCATTATTGCTAAAGTATTCTACAGCTTCATCTAATATTTTTCTTGAACTCATAAATGTTAATCCTTAAAGATTGTTATACTTATTTAAATGTATTTTTGTATATAATATTTAGTAAAAATTTATAAAAATATGTTAAAAAGGGGTCAAAAATGCAATTTTAATAAAATTAGAAGCCATTTTGCTGATTATCAACTGGATTTGAATAAATTAATTCTAATTGTTTTTGCATATTAATTTTTTCTAATTTTCTCAATTCTCTAATTTTTCTTAATTTATTTAAATGTTTTAAAGTCAATTTAGGCTTTCTTGGCTGATCATTTCTAGCCAATTCAATGCCGTCTTTGCTTGCAATATTGTTTGTAATATCAGAATAGTTCATGTGGTTATTTATGTAGTTGGGGGGTTTTCGCTCTTATTAGGGGTATTTTCTTGCGAATTTGATAAATTTTCTTCAGAATTATTTTCTTGTGATGCGTTTTCTTCTTGTGGTGGCATGTTTTGAGAATCAAACATATTTTTATTAATACCAACATCCCTTAAGTCTACGGGAGATTCATTATTAATCATTTTATCTACGTTATTAATGTCTTTAAATCTAGTAGGATTTTCCTCAATAAACATTTCATGATTTTTATTAATTTCATCTGGCGTTAATCCTAACCATCTTTCTTGAGCAAATCTTTTACTTATAAAAGGATTTTGAGCCATTTGATTAAAATTATTAATTCTGCTACTATCAATTTCTATCTGTCTCCAAGTTACAAAACTTTGAGGTTCTACAAATTGTAAATTAAAACTACTTGCGTCAATATTGACATCACGCATTTTCAAATATAGCTTAAATTCATTATCAAAAGTTTTTGAAAATGTACGTTGAATTCTTTTACAATATTCAGCAAATCTATATTCTTGTATTAATGCTGTTCCTACTTTGCCATCATTATAAGTAGCTGTACTATCATCCGGTCCAGTTGGCAAATAACTACTTGGAATCCTTAAACCTCTAGCGAGTTTATTATCAAAATATTGTAATTCATCCATACCCCAGCTAGTTTCACCACCGGGGAGTGTGTCTATCTTAGATCCTCTACCATCACTACGTTGGGGGAAGAAAAAATCATCTAACATACTTAATGGAGAATATGCAGCATCCATTACACTCTGACCTTGTCCGTTTTTAGTTGGTATCCTTCGTTGATTGACACTATTCTTAACTTGCTCAATAAAACTATTTGCTTTATTTGCAGGCATTTCTCCTACATCAACATAGAAAATCCTACGCATTGGAGCACGTTGAATTCTATAAATCAAAATACTGTCTTCTAAAAGTTCTTTTTGCTTGTAGCTTTTAAATACTTTATCTAAAATACTTGAACCAAATGGCCAGTTAGGATCACCACGCTTACTCATATTGATATGAATAACATGCTCTGCATTCACATGAGAACTATGAAACTTATCATTACCAAATCGTGTTTGTCCTTGATTAGTACTAATATTCATCGTATTCTGGTTTAATGCAGCAAACGTAGTTCCTGGAATACCAGGAAGCATTCCTTGTGTTAGATTTGTTGGTAATTGTGTTGCTGTTAGATTCTGCATATTCAAATCTAAATCTTTTATAACATAATATTCAGGTTTTTTGCCTTTACTCTCATTGACAATAGCTTTTTCTACGTTTCCGTGATAAACTCTAAGCCATTGATAAGTCTCAGGGTCTCTAATAAAAAATTGATCCCCAAATTGTAAAGTATCTCTAAATATATTAAATAAATTGTTTTCAAAGTCATTGGTATTGACCCAAGCTCTTAACATTCTATTTAAGATATTAGTTTCTGATTCAGTTGGTGTTTCAGTATGCTGAATAACAAAAGGAAGTTGTGAAACTGGATCAACTTGCGTGCAGAATTCAGCAATAATATCAAGACTTGCATCAATATGACAATCTAAAGCCATTGATTCATATTGTGAATATCTTTCAACCCTGTTTGGAGCTCCAGAATATACTTCAGGTAAATTATTAAGATGGCTACTATTATAATCTGGAGTTTTTGACGAATTTCTACTTTCAGTCAAATACTCAGTCATTTTCTGTTTTAAAACGCTATCAATATCAAAAGATTTTTTATAAGTTGTCATAGATAGTTATTTATTATTTGAAAAACTGCTATTGCAAAACATTTGGATCATTATTAATATTATTTTTAATGTCACCCAGATTTTTTACGCTTTTTCCAGCCAATGAGGTCATTATTTCTGAATAAATATTACTTTCTTTTTGTAAATCTATTAAATTATCAATTTTTTCTAACATTAATAAATTATTATTAGCATCTATATCATTTTGTGTTGCTGGTACTGCTACTGATATATTAGAATTAGTGTTTTGAGGTTTTGCCAAAGTGGTAATAGATTTATTATTTCCTTGTGCTACACTAACAGTTGGTTTACCATTAGCCTGACTTACGGCTGCTTGTTGAGCACCAGTAGAATCAAACCCACCAACTAATATATCAGCAGCTTTATCAAGGAATCCTTCAGGTGCTTGTACACTTTTTTCTATTCTTGATTGACTATTTCCAAATAATTTATCATGGATATAATCGCTAATCATATTTAAAATTCCATCTATTACTGGTTTAATAGAATTAGAAATATTATCAATCATCTGTTGTCTGCTTTTTGGATCAATTAAATCTTTAATGAAATTAAGCATATATTCAGTTGCATTTTGAATAGATTTTACAAAATCAGCAATAAATGTTGTATTATTTTCTAAAAATTGTGCTAAAACTCCGCTAAAAACTGCTTTTATTTGTTGAAAAGTATTCATTATATCTACCAAAGCACCAGTTATTTGATCTAATGGTGTGACTTTTCCTTGTAATTTATCTAAAGCATTACCCGTTCCATCAATGGCAGAACTTAAATTAGTTATTTCAATAGCACCTTCTTTTAAACCATTATTATAAGCAATATCTTGTGCTAAGCTGGCTTTTTGTGACTCACTTAATCCTTTTAACCCTTGAGAAAATTGAGCTAATTGTGGTGAAATATCTTGTCCTTGAGCCGCTGCTTTGCTCATAGAAAGAAATAAATTATTTAATTCTGGACTAATTGAGCCTAAAGTTCTACTAAATTCACTGCTTGGACCAAATGGAGTTAATGCAGCTTCTTGAAAAGTTTTCATAAATTCTGGAGCTGCTTCACCAAATAAACCACTTATTTGAGATGTTGTATTTTGAAAAGCCTTAGCAACATTAGCAGGTAATGATCTCAATGCACTTAACGCTACTGGAGTTTTTAATGCTGCTTGGGTTTCTGCATTAATTTGTTCTCTGCTTTTTCCTAAAATTTGGCTATAAGCCGTTAATTGCTTTATATATTCTGCACTACTTTGATTTTTTTGTTGATCAGATAATTGAGTTAAAACGCCTTGACCTCTTAACATTTCAAGATAATCAGTAGTATAACTATTAACCTTATCTAATGATAAACCATAATATTTTTGATTTTTAACTAATTCTTGTGTTCCTGCTAATAAATTACTAAATTGAACCGCCCCACCAGAAAAAGATTTTAATAATACTGAATTTTTAGTTAATAGTTTAGCAAATTCATCAAGTGGCATAACTGCTGTAGCTGCTGCCATTCTTAATTCACTAAGTCCACCTGAAAAAGTTATGCCATTATCATATAACCCTAATACACTTTGACTTGTATTTTTAACATATTCTGCAAATTCTGCTAATGCAAATCCAGCTATCCCTAAGGCAGAACCAATAGCACCAGGAAATGATTCTATTTTAGATAAAATCGCACCTAATCCTTTTCCTGCTAGAGCTAACTCATTGAAACCTATAGAACCTCTTTTAAAGGCATATGAAACATAATCAATATTATCTTTAGCATGACTATAGCTTTTAGTTAATGCATTAGATGTATTTTTTATATTTTTTGTACTTTCTTTCTGGCGTTCATTAAGTGATTTTATTGTTTTTTCAAAATCATTTATGCCAGTTTGAGCCTTTTTAGTATCTACGCTTTTAAGTTTTGACTTAGCAGATAATATTGTTACAAGCTCAGCTACGTCAGCATTAAGCTCTTTTAATGTAGCTTCAGATGCCCAAGCTGGTACATTTCTACTTATGCCATTAATAATTACGGAAGAATCTGCCATTTTTTAATCAATAAATACGTTATAACATTAATATTTATTGAGTTTTTACATGAATAAAAATTTATTCCGAACACCAAAGATTAATATCAATCTCCCTACACAATCAAAATTTTATCCAGATGACTTTTTAGAATTAAGTATGGATGATAGTTTACCTATTTGTGCAATGACAGCTCGAGATGAGCTTATGTTAAAAAGTCCAGATGCTTTATTAAATGGAGATTGTTTATTACATATTATGAAAAGTTGTGTTCCAAGTATTAAAAACCCAAAACTATTATATTCACCAGACGTAGAAGCTATTTTATTAGGGATTTTTTATGCCAGTTATGGAAAAAACCTAGATTTTAAATCTTCTTGTACAGCTTGTAGTCATGTTAATGACTTTGAAATTGATATTAGAGAAATTTTAGATAGATGCAGCTATATTAAAGATGAAGATACAAAGATAGAATTAAAAATAGATGATAATACATTTATTATTGTTGATATAGTTCCTTGGACTTTTGAAACCCAAACACAAAACCAACTGAGATTATTTGAACAAAGTAAAATGATGCAGGCTGTAACTAATGATAATCTTGATGATTTAGAAAAACTTAAACATTTTAATACTAGCTTTGAAAAAATAGTTGATATAAAATTTAAAAACTTATGTGGAAGTATTAAATCTATTTCTATTTGTAAAAGAATTAACAACGAAATACAAAAAGAATTATTAAAATCCAAAGAAGAAATATCTGATTTTGTTTTTAGTGCTGATCTTACTTTAGTAAATCCAGTATTAGAAGCATTAGATAAATTAAATTTAGCTGGAATAGAAAAAACATTTACTGCTAAATGTAGAAATATTATTATCACAGATGATAATAAAGTTCCATGCAATCACGAATGGAGTACTGAAATATCCTTTAATCCTTCAAGTTTTTTCGACAACGGCTACAATCGCTCAGTAACACTGAAATAGTTCAATACCTTGAAGAACTAAGCCAAGAAGAAAAAAGATTGTATGAGGAAGTAGCACAAATAACTTATCAGTATTCAGGAGTTACTTTAACTGAAGCATGGAGTTTGAGTTATCAAGAACGAGTTATATTAGTAGAAGAACTTAAAAAAATAAATGATGCACAAATAAAATCTCAAACTGGTAAAACTATCATCAGAAATTAGATCCACTAGCAACATTAAATGTTAACGATTATTTTTAATTTACGATTTAATTATAAATTTATATTTTCTCTTTTGTTAATGACCTTACAGTCATTAACGCAAATATGCACTAAAATTATTTACTCGTTGTCTTAAACCGACAACTTCGTAAATAATTTTGTGATATTATTCTAATTGATTAATTCTTAGGGTAAAATACGATATAGAAAAACTTTGCTTAAAAACGATTTTATAATTATATTTAAGATTATTATATTAAAAAATATTATATAATTATAATTAAAAGATTATTATATTAACTCTTTTATTAAAAGTTTTTTAAATGTTATTCTTTTATTTTATACCCATTTCAATCTAGGCATATAGATATATCCCCCCTAAAAACTATACTAAGTTTTTTCATTATAACACCTACAATATTATGTAGTGTTATCAATGTACTTAGATTTTATATAGTTTTTAAAGAGGATACACAAAGCATACTTGTTTTTCAACTGAGTACACAGATTTTTGATTAACTTGCTTAGCATTCTTGCATTTGTGACTAAAGCCTACAATATGGTAGAATGAGTTATATGTTGTAATTAAGACGGAGAGCGGTGTGCGTATTCTCCCCTTCAAGTTAGATATCCAGATCACACGGTAATTGTTAAGTTGCTTCCCAGCAGAGCTTAACTCCTCAAATAAGGTTCACAAAACTACCCCTATTTGAGTCAATATTCTAAAAGAATATTGATCCTTTAACGTCTGACCAATTAGCCTATAAGTGAAGGAACAACCCTTCTGGTCTCATCGCCTAAGTTACGAGCTTACATTCATAAGCTACCCTAGATACACTTAGTCACGGTTCGGAACATTGCTAACTTTTCGTTCCCAGTCCTGTTCGCACAGTCAGTCTAGTCTAACCTTGTTTTACTTAATAAAGTCACGCTATTTAATTATAAACCTTGTAAAACTAGGTTTTTTATTTAATTAAACAGTTATGGCTACGTCTCACAACAAAAATCCTTACTTTGTTAAATTTTGTAATAAATCTATAATAATAAATTTTATTACAAAGAAAGCAGTAACATTTCAAAAAATCCATCGGACGAAGGGTACTTTAACTTATTTTACTAAGTTACACTCTAAAATATATTATCTTCATTACATTAAAGCTAACATATTTCGTATAGTTGAGTGTTACCCTTACAATTCAGCGACTTTATCAAAAGATTCTTATAAAGGCTCGATACTCCCTTATAATTTTCTTTATTTATGGTAACTAAATTTAAGAATTAAGTCAAATTTAAATAAAACTTATATAAAATTTACCATATTTGTTAACACTAGCATTATTTTGTTGTTAATGTCAATAAAAAAGTTTAATAAATAATTAAATGACAAACTCAAAACAAAAAGGCAATTCTTTTGAAAGAAATATTGCCAATAAATTAAGCGAAAGATTTAAAGAATATACTGGATTGGAGAAATCTTTCCGCAGAGAAGTATCATCTGGATCATTTTTTGGTGGTAATAATAGAGTTAGAACTCTTACTCATGATACTGAAAAAGCCAGTTTTGGTGATATAGTTGTGCCAAACGGATTTAAATTTAGCATAGAATGTAAAAATTATAAAACTCCTCCTAGTTTTTCTTCAATAGTTAAGCAAGATGTTAAACAATGGGATAGCTGGATAGAGCAAGCTAAAAGTGATGCTGATGCTGCTAAATTGGCTATGCTATTAATAATAAAATATAATAATGTATCTGAAATAGTAATTATTGAAAATAAAATTGTTGGCAATGAACCTATCTTACGTTATAAAAAATTATATGTCTACCCTTTTGAAACATGGATTAAACAAGATATTTCTATGTTCTTTACTATTTAGATTGACTTTTGTTAATTTTTCTTTATAATTAAATTTATATCTAACTATAGGAGTAACCAAAATGGCAATAGTTAAAGAGTTTGAATTAAAAGATATAGCGAAAGCCAAAAATGAAGTTGCTCAGCAAGATCCTTTACTTTACGGATTGCTCCTAATTGAAAAATTAGAAAGCTATAGTGAATTTTATTGGGATAATTATGAAAAAAATTCATATATCACAGAGTGGACAAGTAGAGATTTTGATGCCAGAATTAGGTTATTGAAAATAGACGTTAGAAAATTATTGTTATTACTTGAAAATGGTTCTGATATTTCTAAAGAAGCGGTTTTATTTATGATGAAAGAATATTATAACAATAATTTTATTCCTTTAGAAAAATGGTTAAAAACTCTCAATATTGGATATTCAACAAATAATATTATTAATCTAAATGTGGTAAGAGCTTTAGTTATTAATAAATAATTTAATTTGCTTTTATATAAAAAATAAGGTAAAGTAAATTATATGTTAATAATTTTAATAGTTTTACAAATATATTTGCTTATAAATGCTTTTGTTGGAGCAAGAAACCTTGCATTTTGGAAATGTAATAACGATTTATATCAAATTTATTCTGTAGTTTTTCTTTTAATAATTGTTATTATGTTTATAAATTCTCTAATAATTTTGGGTATTTTGCATTGAAAATTGGTGATAAAATAGTTTTATTCACAGATATTCATTTAGGACTTCGGAATAACGAACGCAGGCATAATGAAGAATGTTTAGAATTTATAAAATGGACCATAGCTGAAGGTTTAGAATTTGGTGCTAAAACAAGCATATTTGCTGGTGATTGGCATAATCAAAGAAATAGTATTCAATCTAGTACCTTAAGTTATAGTAATCAGGCATTTGAACTTTTAAATAATGCTTTTGAAAAACATTACGCAATCGTAGGAAATCATGATCTCTTTTATAAAGACAAAAGAGACATTCATAGCATTGAATTTGCAAGAAACTTAAAGAATATACATATTATCAATGATATAACAGTTATTGGTGATATGGTTCTTTCTCCTTGGTTAGTTTCTGATGAATATAAGAAAATATCATCATTTCATCAACCATATATTATTGGGCATTTTGAATTGCCTTTTTTCTTAATGAACGCTCAAGTAGCAATGCCAGACACAGGGCATATATCAAGGGATGATTTTAAGGGAAGAAATCAAACTGTTTTTAGTGGTCACTTTCATAAAAGACAAATTCAGAAAAATATACACGGAAACGATATAATTTATGCTGGTAATTGTTTCCCTCATAATTTTAGTGATGTAAATGATGATGAAAGAGGAATTGTTTTATTAGAATTAGGAAAACCTCCAATATTTAAAAAATGGCATAAAGCACCAGAATACAGAAATTTTTTGTTAAGTAATTTAATATCATCACCAGAATTATTAATTTCTGAAAAAACGATTGCAAAAGTTACTATTGATTTGCCAATAACTTTTGAAGAAGCCAATTTTATAAAAGAAACTTTACATAAAGATTATAATGTAAGAGAACTCCGTATGCTTCCTCTAAAAGCTCAAATAGATAGTTTTTTAGATATAGAGGTTACAAAATTTAATAGCGTAGATGAAATAGTCAATAATTGTATTAAAAGTATTGAAAGTAATACACTTGATACTGGATTACTAATGGAAATTTATAATCAGATTTAAAATATGTTACAAATTAATAACTTAATTATAAAAAATTTCATGAGTATAGGAGAAATTCCACAAAGAGTAGATTTTGCCAATATTTCTGTTTGTCTGATTCTTGGGGAAAACCTTGATATGATTATGGACAATCAAAGTATTGCAAGAAATGGTGCAGGCAAAAGTGCAATTTTAAACGCTTTGTCTTTTGTTTTATTTGGACAAGCAATTAGTACCATAAAAAGAGACAATCTAATTAATAACATAAACCAAAAAGGAATGGTTGTCTCTTGCGAATTTTCATGTAATGGACATAAGTATCGTGTGGAAAGAGGAAGAAAACCTAACTTTTTTAAGTTTATTATTGATAATAAAGAAGTTGAGCAAAAAGAAGTCGATGAAGCACAAGGTGAAAACAAGGAGACTCAAAAAGAGTTAGAACGTGTTATTGGCATGAGTCATAACTTGTTTAAACATATTATTGCTTTAAATACTGCCACTGAACCATTTTTGAAAATGCCTAATGCTAAGCAAAGGGAATTGATAGAAGAGCTTTTAGGAATGAAAGTTTTAAGCGAAAAAGCAGAAATATTAAAAGATTTACTAAAGGTTACAAAAGAAGAAATAAAAATGGAAGAGTTCAAGATTAAAACTCTTACAGAAAGTAATAAAAAAATAGAAAACTCAATTTTAGATACTAATACTAAAAAAGAGCAATGGGATAAAAACTTTAACCAAAATATTAAAGACATAGAAAATACATTAACCCAACTTCAACATATCAATATAGAGGAAGAATTAAATGGCCATAATAATATTAATATTATTAATTCTATTAATAAGGAAATAGAAGGATTTGAAAAAGATAAGAGAGTATTAGAAAGAGAAAAGAAATTCATTAATGATAATATTGAAACTAATGCTTTAAAGTTAGAAAAGATTGAAGAAAATAAATGTCCAACGTGTGAGCAAAGCGTTCATAGTGAAAAACAAGAGAAAATCCTTAGTGAACTAACAGAAATTATCAATAAGAATATTATTAAGGTTGATGATATTGAAATTAAGATAACTAATATTGACGATTTCCTAAAGAAATCTTATGAAAAATTTAATAGTTTAGATAAAAAAATTAATCCTAAAACTTATAAAGATGAAGTAAATCTTTTTTATAACACTATTGAAGAGGTTTATGAACACAAGTCAAGCGTAGAAATTGTTAAGAATGAGTTAAAAAATATTAGAAATCAAAAGAATCCATATGATGAACAAATAGATAATTTAGTAAACAACGGATTGCAAGATGTAAATTTTGATGTATTGAATGATTTGAAGAAAATTCATGACCACCAAGAATTTTTATTAAAGCTATTAACAAGCAACGATAGCTTTGTTAGAAAAAAAATTATTGATCAAAATATTGCGTTTATAAATGAACGTCTTAAAATGTATTTGGATAAGCTAGGATTGCCCCATATTGTTTTGTTTGAAAGCAATTTGGAAGTAAGCATAAAAAACTTTGGTCAAGATATGGATTTTTACAATTTGAGCAGAGGTGAACAGACTAGGTTGATCTTGGCTTTAAGTTTCAGTTTCAGGGATATTTTTGAAATGCTTACACATCCAGTCAATATTTTAATGGTGGATGAATTATTAGATAGTGGTGCTGATGGTCAGCTTGTAGATGGTGCTTTATCAGTTCTCAGAAATATGAACTTTGAAAGAAACAAGCAAATCTTCATTATAAGTCATAAAGAAGAAATATTGAGCAAGACAAACACTATTCTAAAAGTAGTTAAAGACGGTGGCTTTAGTACCTTAGAATTAGTTATGGAATAAAAAAGCACTTGTTTTACACAAGTGCTTTTTTATTAATGGCTATTCATTTAAGCAACCTTAAGTTTAGGTGCAAATAAATTTACATTATGCATAGTTCTAATGCTTCCTTCCACTTTACTAAGTTTAGGTAAGCTGATAGTAACATAAGAATAAATATCTCCACCAACACTAGTGAGTGCAGGCAGTTCAGCTTTAGCATAAATATCAATATCTCCACTTACTTTGACAAGGTTAGGTAAGCTGGCAGCATAATCAATAAGAAGATCACCTTTAACTTCAGTAATGTTGATATAATCATTATTCCTATATTCAGTAATATCTTTAAATCTAACTGTTAAACTTCCTTGATATATCATAAAAACTACTATTTGTTTGTTTAGCTGATATAAATAGAATATCACAACCTAAATTATAAGTCAATAGTAAAATGGAATTATTTCAATAAAAAAGTAAATATCTTTATAAAATATTCTTTGGAGTTGAAAATGAAGTTTGGTCGTTTAGCTAGAAAATTTGAATCAAAAATACCTCATATGAGTGCTATTCTTGGTTCTAAAAAAAGTTCACTTGTGCCACAATCAATAGATTGGACTAAAGGGATACAAGAATTTGGCATGATGATAAATGATAAACTTGGCTGTTGCACTTGTGCTGCCGTATATCACGCCAGACAGATATGGACACTTAATTCAAGTTCAGAACTAACAGAAAATGATAATTGTGTTGAAAAATTGTATGAGGAAGCATGTGGTTATAATCCAGCAGATCCTTCAACTGATAATGGTGGGGTAGAACAAGATGTTCTCACTTACCTATTAAAAAATGGTTATCCTTTATCTGATGGCTCTGTTGATAAAATAATTGGATTTATGGAAGTAGATCCTAGAAATATCAATGATATAAAACAAACAATATTTAATTTTGGAGTTTGCTATATTGGATTTGATGTACCAGATAATCTAATGGAAAATGGAAATCCACCTAAACTATGGAATAATATTAGCAGTAGCAAGATAGATGGTGGTCATGCTGTTATATTGGTAGGGTATGACGAAATTGGATTTACAGTAATTTCTTGGGGAAGCGTATATAAAATGTCATATGATTTCTTTTTGAAATATACTGATGAAGCCTATGCTATATTATCTAAAGATTGGTTAAAAAATACTGGAATTAGTCCTTTAGGATTAACTACTGAACAATTAGAATCATTAATGAAGACTTTATAATTTGCTATTTGCTTTAATTATAGATTTCATAATAGCCAATGAAATAGTTGGAGCTAATTCTTCTATTGCATTATCTTCATTGTCTGAAATATAAAATAGACATCCCCATTGTTCATCTTCTGGATATAAACACACTATTGTTATATTATTAAGTTTAGCCCACTCTATTGCAAGTTTTGAAACAATTTCAGCACTTTTTAGATAAAATTGTGAACTTTTACATCCAACAATTTCTACAAATTTTGATTCTATTTCAGTAATTTCAAAACTATTCATAAAATATCTCTATCACTTTTATCTTTAATAACTAACATAATAAACTTTTTATTTAATTATTAAACTAATTCAAATGATGTACCACTATATCCATTAGATGCTGCATTATTGCTGGCATTATTTAAATTTGTAATCAAAGAATTGATGTTTTTTGGATTGGTGTTAATTTTTCTATTTCCTTTTTCATGTTCATAATCTTTACCACACTCTAAGGTGTAGCTATAATATTCAATTAGCTCTGATAACGTGCCAGTTTGTAACATATCAG